CGCCGCCGGGCGGGAAAACTGTCCAAAGGGGTTGACACGATTTGCGAAATGGTGTATAATATATCCGTTGGGTGAAGAAGATCAGCCCGGCACGGATTGCCCCTCGGGGGGCAATGGATCTTTGACAACGGGCACAGACGGTCAATGTTCTTAATGGCATTCATGCCAAATTATCCTATCACAAAAGGGAGAAATATCATGAAGACATTCAAGGGTATTGATGGTGTTCAGAACATTACGGTAGACGGTGGTATTGTGCGAACAGGCGTTCTCTCCTTCACGACACGAAGGAAGGAATCCCAGAAGGTCAAACTTGCTGGGGATAAGGGAGTGACGTATAATGTTGCTATTGATATCTCTGGAGTTCCTATGGCATGGTTGTTATATCATGCAGGGAAGGATTTGTTATCAGACTTTAACAATAATAACAAGGATGTTGAGACGCTGAAGGGATGGGGAGATACAACGCAGCATGTCCTGTATGCGGATAAGTACTCTCTGAATGATGATAGAGAGCCTGTGCAGAAACGTGTTGTGCTCACAGCAACGCCGCAGCAACGGAGAATGTCTGCCTGCCAGAGGGTGATTATGTCTCTGCTTGTGAAGAGCACACGGACAGACGAAGAGACACGTTCGCTGAGGAATGCACAATGCAGACTGTTCCTGGATGGCGGGATGCTGCCAGCAATGATTGCCCCTGCACTCTCTATGAGCATGGAGGATGTATTGAAGCTGCAGGAGCAGAATACGCTGGAGGATAAACAGGGCCTTTCTACAAATACCACTGTTGCGCATGGTGCATGACACTTGCGGTATGGCTGCTCTGCATACAGTAGAGCATGCCATTCAGAACATTGACCGGCAGGAGGACTGATCGGACAGGCATCTCTGACAAACGTCGGGTTTCCCATTGTGAGGCGAGGCGCCTCGCATGCCTAATTGTAAGCCCCCCACCCCACCCCATTTTGACCACTTTCCCTTTGCTGCCCGCTCTTGCATGCTGGGCGGGGTAGGCTGGGCTGTTTGGTAGTATTGTTGTTATTTAGTTTATTAGAATATTTTTTTTTTTTAAAATATAGTAGTAAGAGAATGAAGGAAGGCTTCTCTTATAAGAGGCTGACCTCCTGTCCAGCACTGTATAAAGCGACCAAAAAGGGAGGGGGGAGGGGGCTTCCTTTTAGGCATGCGCCTCGCCTCGCCTCGGTTTTTGTGCGTTTGGCGGATATTGTGTATCATATTGTTACAGGCATACCAGACGGCTATGTCGTCATACCCTTATATAGAGGAGAAGAACATGATAGCAGGAACGATTGTACTAGAGGATATGAGTTTGAATTTTCTCGGGGGCCCGGATACTGTGAGCCTGTCCGCGGCAGACACTATCGACGGTGTAGGAGTGCCTGGTACGACAGAGTGCACGTTTGAGGAACTAGCATGTGTGCTGGCCCTTATGGACAGTGATGATTGGCCATCTGAGATAGAGAAGCACCTCATAGAGGTGGCGGAGCCGTATGTGCGCGCCTGGGCGTACGGCTTATTACATAGGGAGGAATAGCGACGCTGCCCACTCTCGCATAGGGAGTGGGCATGGCCGCCAGTTCTCTTGGCGTATCCTATCATTGCAGAGGAGAAAGGACATGGCATATATAGCAGGAAATCCCAAAACAAAGAAGGACCTCAAGAGTTGGATAGCAGAAGGCCGCGTTGTGCGTGCCTTTCAGCCAAACGATATGTTTGGGGACGGCTCACTGGCGGACGGTGAGCATTGTGTGGAGGGTCCGCACTATCCGCAGCCTCATAGGTGGTATGCAGTCATTGTTATCGCGAATGGGCATGTCGTTAAGGTGCGGTGAGGTGGTGAGGGGCAGCAAAGGGGGACGTCAGGTCTGTTCAGAAACTGAACAAAACTGATGCCCCCCTCTACCTATATATAGAAGAGGAGACAGAAACATGCAGCTGAATATCGTAAGGATAACAGACGACATGGCCATTGAGGAAGGTGGATACTTTGTTATTCTACCTGGGACAATAGAGCAGGCCCTTATGGCAATGCGGAATATGGCATTTCCCGCCAGTACGGAGCAGGAGGCACAGGACGCCTTCTTTGTCCCTTTCTTTTGGGATACTGAGGAGCCAATAACCACCCAGCTCTTGTCAATAGAGGATGCCTGGGCAGATAGAACGCCCACAAAAGCAGAGCTCGCAGATCGCGGAACTATATATGTGACAAGAAGGGAGAAGGAGAAACATGATTGACTATCAGAAGGTAAAGTACGTCGTTGCCCCTATGGCAACAGACACAGGGGATGATATTGTCCTCTATGAGACGTTAGAGGAGGCTACTAAGCGCTTCCACACACTGATCGACGCAGGACAGGAGCCTCTCCTCCTCAAGGTAGAGCCACTCATGTGGCTGTCTGTACCAGGGAAGGAGAGCGCCCAATGACCATAGAAGAAGAAGGGAGACAGAACATGGACCTTGTACCTGAGAAAGTATTCCTTATCCTCTCTGATGAGGAAGATGAGCCTCCCCTAATCTTCAGGGACATTGCATTGGCCCTGGATATTGCCCGCAGCCTCATGTACTTTGGGGCAACTGCGGAGGTATACGAATGTGTTCTGATAAAGACATATAGAGTGGGGCAACAGAAAGAAGAAGCATAGACATGGGGCGGCCCAACATGCGGCTGGGCAGTCCTAGCCTATCCTTCTTGGACAGGACATATATAGGGCAAAGGAGAAATAGCATGGACGAGTTTAGCATGGACGAGTTTAGCATGATGTTACTACGGGCACTGCTGGAGGACCGGGAAATGCGGGAACTGCTGGACAAAGAGCACAAAGCCGAAGGGCACTGGCAGGTATTTACCCTTGAGGAGCAGCAAAGGATACTTCCAAAGATACGAGGGTGGAATGCCCATGAAAGGGGGAGAGACGGCTCTCACTGCAATAGCCAGCTGGCAGCAGAAATAGCAAAGAGCACAACGAACACGATAGACACTAGCATGACACTGCATAGAAGTCTCGACGAACTAAACGTGGCCCTGGTTAACCTAGAACAAGATAGGCACATACCTGTGGACCTACGGAGAGACAGCATCGTTGCCCTTACTGACATGCGTGAGCATATTCTCACTGTTATCGATGCGCTTCTGGACTATCAGGAACACATGCTCGCGCAGGCAAAGAGTGCCCTACGTGAGGAGCAACGGGAACAGAGCATAGAATGTGACGAGAATCTGTATGAGGACACACAGGGGGAGCCTGAAGAAACAGAAGCATATCATGCGGGACCTGCTATTGGAGGACCAGGAGCGGGCAGACCTAGCGCAGGATGCTGACCCTCTGTAAGAGTATAAAGGGGGAGACACTCACACATAGGGTGTCTCCCCTATGCATAGTATAGAAAGGAGCATATCATGCGAATAGCAAGAAGAACAAACGCCCTAAAGGCAATACAGGCCCTGGATATCTTTGCCTGTTCCTCTGCCCAAGTATGGCTCTCGGATAAGTCTATACAGGAAGCATGGGATACATGCCCATCTGTTGGCTGGATGTCTCTGATAATAGCCGACCTCTTTGCTGAAGATAGCCCTACTTGTCGGCAAGCCCAGAAGATATTCCGCGAGACCATGCGTATTTCTATAGAAGAGCAAGAGGCACTCGCATATCCACTTGACTTCACAACATGCTGTATGCGACAGGCCAATAAGGTACGTGCCCTCCTGCCCTTAGAAGAACTCATAAGGATATGCAACACTAAGGGCGCATGGCAGAAGGAGGCAACATGCAAACAACCAACAAGAAGAGATACTACTTCCTCATAGTATACGATCGGAAGAAGCACAGAATGCGCCTCTTTGGGCGTAGCCTTGTCAGTCGAGCACACATAGAACAGTGGATACGTGTGGCAGAGGCTTGGGGACACCTACGGCCAATGTTATACAGTCGCTATATATCGCCGGACGCTGTTCGAGTAGAAAGAGAAAGGATAGGAGAGACATGGAGACGCTAACAAGACAAGAACTTGCGGACATGCGCGCAATGAAGGCAATGAATCTTCTCAAGGATAGCCTAAATCTCCCATATAGGCCCTGCCAAAAGGCAGAGGACTGGCTCATAATGGAAGACAAGACAGTACGTGAAGCGTGGGATACTTGCACACGCCCACAGTGGATGCACAGTATCTTGTATACTATAGCACATGACACCTTATGGCCAGAGGCTATCAACAAAGTCTTCGACACCTATGACTATGTGCGCGTTACAAGTGCCCATAGCACAGAAGAAGACCCAGAGATAGCAGACACAGTGCGAGCAGTAGTCCCAACAGACCTGTTTCTCTCTGCCCTCCTACGCGCCATAACACAGGAGGAGGTGGGCATGCCAAATTTGTAACACCCTGTTACGTAAAATAAATCAATAAATATCGTCCAATGACCTTGACAAACCCAATGGAGGATGATATAATTCGCGTACGAAATGGATAAATAGCATGGGCAGCATAAGAGGAAAGAAGGTTATCGTAACAGCGCGGCTGGACCCTATCTTGCTCGCGCAGGTGCTAGACTTCTATGCCCGCCAAGGCGCACGCATTCCTTCTCTCTCCTTCTTGGTAGGAAGAAGTATAGGAGACCTTACTGCTCTGCTGGGAAAGCACGGCCTCCTCCCGCCAGCCCGCACATATGAGGAGGCGCTCATGCGGTTGCAGAAGGGAGCAGAGCCAAGGGACACGGCGAGCAGTGTCATAAGGGAATTGTCACCTGCAAGTATAGACTTCCCAGAACCAGCAAGCGCCACTATCGAGGATATTGCGCGGCTCCTCGCAGAGCAAGCGGCAGAGGAGCAAGCGGCAGAGGAGGAGGGCACAACATGATAGTATCGGGCACGCACTTCTCCATATTCATGAGGGATAGCAAGGTTGCCCTGGAGATAGAGGAGCCTGACTTTGCCCTCCTTCGAGAGGACCCTGACTTCTATAGGTTCTTCATACAAGAGGTGGCAAAACATACCAGTCTAGCAAAGAAAAGAATTCGAGAGATTGCGTATGAAGATGGCTATGCCGATGCCCTGAAGCATTATGGCATATCCCAGGAACAAATAAACAGTATCGCGAAACAGGTAGATGGGGAGAGTATGCAGCTTATGCTCTTTCCCCTGGAAGAAGAGTAGCAAGACCAGCAACCCAGGTTTGTTCAGAAACTGAACAGACCTACACAATAGCCCAGATGGGCGAAACAAAGGAGACTTACAATGTCAGAGCAACTGTTGGAACAAGAAGTGCAGAATGGGCAGGAAGAAGTTACAGATGGCACTATCGAAGTATCGGTGTCTTCTCCTAGTAAGGGTATCCAGCCCTTCTCCTTCACATTGAACTTTGGCGCCACGCTTGCGGAGAAAGTGGAGCGCATTGGCGAGAGTGTGGTCAACAAGTTGTGCGAACGTATGATTCGCACAGACGCCAGAAACAAAGCGGCCGCCTCCCTCACAGACGGCGATACGCAGGAGGCCGTCCTAGCGGAAATGCAGACCTGGACTCCTGGCGTCATTGCGCAACGTGAGAAGGGTGAAACCCTCAAGGGCCTGAAGAGCAAGCTCGCCTCATTCGCCAGTGCGGAAGAGAAGAGAGCTTATCTCCGCGAGATGGGCCTGATCGACTAGCATATATGCATGTACAGGGCAGGGCTAACAACCCTGCCCTCTCTTCTGCCAATAATGGCCAGTCAGAACAAGTTCCGCACAAACAGGGGAAGCGCCATGAAGAGTAGGATAACAGAGCAGAGCCTAGCCATAAACAGGCACGTTGCAAAGAATATTCAGCGTATGCGTAAGGCTCGTGGCATGACAGCCAGGGAGACCGCAGAGCTCCTTGGCATAACAAAGGAGATAACAAAGGGCGCATTGGAGGTATATAGAACATGGCAGATTTCATCACCCCACAAGGACTAGACGCGCTGGAGCAAGAGATAACAAACGCCCCAGGAGACACAGTACCAAAGGCAGTCGCCTTGCTTCTTATCCGCCTACTTCGAGAGAGTGAAGCAGACGTTGCCAAGGGAGCAAGAGCGATAGAGCAACTGCACAGGCTATTAGGAGCATAAGATGGCAAAGCGTACAGGCATAATGTTAGCATACCCATACGATGCGCGCCGCTTGCAGAAGTGGCTCTGTGAAGGACCAGTACTAATACAGCCAAAGCTCAATGGGCACAGGGCAATATGGGACGTACAGGAAGGTTGTCTGCGCTCTTCTCAAGGAAATGTAACAAAGAGTGTTCCGCACATAACGCTTGGCATAGAGCAGTCAATGCTCCGAGACCTTCCCCTTGACGGGGAGCTATATGTACATGATATGCCCTTTCAAGAGATAACAAGTATTGTCTCGCGAGATGTTACTCTACATGACAAGCATCGCGAGATAGAATATCATGTATATGACCTAATACTAACAAGTGTCGGCACATATATGTTCGATAGGACAGCCATTCTGGAGAGCCACCTTTCTAGGCACTGCCAGGACATACCGGCAAGCATCCGTCTCGTCCCCACGCATACTGTGCATACACAACAGGAAATGGAAGAACTTCTCAGCATATACATAGCCCAAGGATATGAGGGCATCATCATGAGGAATCCCCTTGGCAGGTATGAGAAGAAGAGAAGCACAAACATGATGAAGCTCAAGCCACGGAGTTCCGACTGGTATCTAGTCTGTGGTGTTCAGCAGGAGTATACCATACAGGGAGAGCCAAAGGAAGCCGCAGGAAGTCTAATCTGTCGCGATCCCGAAGGCAATTACTTCAAGGTAGGAAGTGGTCCAATGCTTACTCATACTATGCGTGAGGAACTCTGGCAGTATAAGGAACGTGCAATTGGGAAGTGGGCTCACATATACTATCCGGAGAAGACAGAGAGAGGCGTACCGTTTCACCCTATCATAAAAGAACTAGCAGAGGAGCCAGGAGAATGACCACCCCATATAACACACGCATTAGACAGAGTGCCCGCATAGACATGCGTTCCTTCGCAGAGAATTGGCGGGCCCTCCTCCCCTATGAGAGACAGTATCAGCAGGCACTCTTCGCCCTTGGGGAGTTCGAGCAGGAATATCATGAGAAGCTGGGCACACTTGGCATATCCTCCCCTACCCATACGGAGAGGAGTACAGACCTTATCTGTGAATATGTTGCCTTGAAGTATGCCCTACTGACAAATCTCCAGCATAGGATACAAGAAGTCTGTACACACATGGAGACCTTTGTGCAAGTCAAGCAGCAGGTAATTGAGGACAATCCAGAAGGAGACACACAATGAATAACCTACCCCGCATAGTATACATGAATGAAAACGAGACAATGCGCATAGTCCAGACAGAAGACGACATACATATTGAGGAGCTGAACGGGCTCGATGCAATGGGGCGCGCCCGCTGGACCCCTTATACTCACCCAGTGCAGATCATTAAGGCACTCAAGCGCGGCTATAGGAATGCAATAGAGACATATGAGGCGGCCACCCGGCAGCTGAAAGAGAAGCAGTCCCTGATAGACCAACTGCAGGAATTCCCTCCCTCCGTCATAGATCGCAAGCAGATAAAGTGTTCTTGCTGTGATACAACGACAGAAACCCTCATGTCCCTCTACAATGGGCTAATATGCCCTATATGCAGTAGAGAGGTCCTCCTTATGTTGGTTAAGTCACCACAAGAAGAGCCTATAAGCACATGGATCATCCAATGCATGGCAGCCCGGCATAAAATGCTGCACAAGGAGGACGCAGAATGACCCAGTATGGCCTCCCTCTCCATTCAACATGCAGCATGCATGATAGCACCAAGCTACAGACATACATGGTCTGTCCCCGCAAGTATTTCTATCAATATGTGGTGGGCTGGGATATAGACGTTCCAAACGTCCACCTCGAATTTGGTAGTGCCTGGCACCTCACGATGGAGCATCTCCTCATATATGGCTATGAAAGAGCCAGCATCGACGCAGCATATACAAAGTTCTGCGACCACTACAATGCGCACTTTAGCATGGAGCAAGATATGCAAAATGGTGCGAAGAACAAAGAGAACGCATACCTTGCCTTGCTACAGTATGCTAGCCTATACAAGCATAGGGACACCTTTGATGTTCTGCAGACAGAGATAGCTGGCGACGTTACCCTTGGCGACAACAGGAAGGTATCCTTCAAAATAGACGCGGTGTGCTCCTCTCCAGAGCGGGGAATATTCTGCCTCGAGCATAAGACAACTGGCGGCCTCACCACCCTTTGGCAAGCAGAGTGGCAGCTTAAAATGCAGATACATGTATATACGCATGTGCTGCGCCTTTGCTATCCTCCGGAAGAAGTATACGGGGTGGAGATCAACGCTACGTGCTTCCGTAGCATGCCCCGCCTAAAGAAAGACGGCACGCCCTACGCGTCAGACCGAGGAAATGAGTTCCTGCGCCTCCCAATAAGGAAGACAACCGCCGCGATGCAGATCTGGTTCGAGCATATACATGAGCTGTTCGACCGCTTGGAGTATGACTTCTCCCTGCTAGCACAGACCACCCATGACACTCCCGTGATGCGCGCGTTCAGCATGAACACAGAGAGCTGCACGAAGTACGGTGTCTGCCCCTTCCATCAGATATGTTGCAACACCCTGTATGCAAACCCCCTGCCATATTGTGATAGCATTCCTCTAGGATATGCGGAGAAGCGCTGGGACCCAAGGGAGAAGGAACAAACCGCAAAGAAGGTGATACACGTATGACACCTGAACTAAAAGAACTCCTATGTACAATAACCAACTGTATAATGCTATCTGCCCACACAACAGAGAAGAATCCGCATTGCCGCAGTTGTGATACACCAGATTGGGGCAAACACGCTGAGACCTGTGAATACCTTTCTCTCGTAAGGCAGATCAATAAACTCTGCTCAAACAGACCGGAAAGCAGGGAATACCCGTAGGACAGAACGTTGTAACATAATAATAGGAGGAAAAACAATGTTTCACACCGTAACAGAACGTAGCATAGGGATAGTAACCATATATCTAGGAGGCCCCATCGACGGGCTCCCTATAATAAAGGCAACCGCATGGCGCAACTATCTGACAGGCAAGCTAGAACAGCTCGCGCCCGGTAGAGTCGCCACTCATGCGTTCCGTGTCCTCGACCCTCTGCGGGGCTTTCTCCTCCCAGAGGCCCTCGGTACAGACATCATAGCAGTAGGCGCCACGACCACACCCCTCGTAAACAGTTGCAATGTAGTTGGCCGTGCCCTACAGGACATCAACAAGGCCGACATTTTGATATTCCATGCTCCGGAAGGTCATGTGTTCGGCCCCGGTAGCAACTTCGAGTTCGGCTATGCATGTGCCCAGAAAAAGACATGCCTAGTGGTTGGAGACTGGGCGTCTCTCCCCCTTTTCATGAAGGAACTCTGCGCCTACTGTGTGCCTAACTTGGGACAAGTCATCCCGCTTATCCAAACCTTGATAGCATAGAAGGAGAAACAAAATGGTAGAGCTTAGACCGAATGAGCTAGCATTCCTGGAGACACAACTCACGGACCTCCGAAAGTTGTACAAGCCCACGCCCAGCTTCAACACTCTGATATATGGAAAGCCGAAGACTGGAAAAACAACCCTTATCAGCACAGCACGCCTTCCGATCCTCATAGACTCCTTTGACGCCAAGGGCACAGATGTTGAGGCTCTCAAGGCCCTAAAGGAAAAAGGGGAGTGCATCGTAGACGGTCGCTATGAAGCAGAAGACTTCCGCTCCCCTACTGCCTTCGCCCTCTGGGAGCACACCTTCGATCAGCGTAAGCGCAATGGGTTCTTTAACTCCTTCGCCACCTATGTTATAGACAGTATGACAACATGGGCGCAGGCCATGATGAACCAAATCAATGCAGCTGCTAAGAGACCGGGACAGCCCGCTATACAAGACTACGGCATACAGCAGAGAACCGCACAGATGTACTATAACATGTGGGCAGAACTTCCCTGCGATGTCTTCCTATTGGCGCATGTCGACATACAGAGAGACGAAGTATCCGGGAAGATGGAGACAGGCCTCCTCGTGCCTGGAAAGCTTAGCCCCCTGACACAGAACTTCTTCAGCAATGTATTCCTCACACAGAAGACAAACACTCCTAGTGGACCGCAGTACAGCCTGATGTGCCTAGGAGATGGCTTCTATGTGGCAGGGAGTAGGGACGCGGGCAAGGTACTAACAAACAATGAGCCAACCAATATCAAGGCAATTATAAAGAAGGCCGGTCTCTCTGATGCTGACCTTCCACCCCTTCCAGGCGTAACAAGGTAACAAGGGCCACGAGCCCACATCATAACAAGTGCCTCATGGCACAAAGGAGCATAACGATGGGTATTCTAGACTTCAACATGAACAACGTATTCGACTTGGAGAAACTGCCAGACAACACCACGCTTGAGCTGCGCATCGAGCGAGTGGAACCAAAGACAGCGAAGAGTGGCCGACCTATGCTTCTCGTCATCCTCTCCGACCCCACGAATGATAAGGCCGAAGAGATCTTTGAGAATATGCTGTTCCCAGCCAGCACCGACACCCCCAAGCAGGCGAACCGTTACCTCAGCGATTTCCGCAACTTCTGCACAGCCTTCGGCACCCAGATCGACGAGATCACCGATGAATCTGTCACCCAGCTAGTAGGGCAGAAGGGCTGGGTAACGCTCACAACAGAACCAGCTGACCCAAAAGTAGCAAACAGTAAAGAGAGACAACAAATTGCCAGCGTTATAAAGCCACGCTAGGCAAGACACAGTAGGCCGTTCCCCACGGCTTATCTTTCGCATAGGCAGGGCGTAGTATATTCCAGGACAAAACCCAACAAAGGTTCGCAATGAACCGCTACGCCCTGCCACTTTTTTACCTTATACACGCTGCAGAAGGAGAACACCATGCAAGTATACAACAATAAGGATACGCGTATGCACCTCTCTGTTCACATAGACACAGAGCATAGGCAAATCCTGAACAAGATTCCGCACGGTCTCCAGCGTCGCGTGATACTATCATATATTGAGAAGTTGGGGAAGATGCTGGACGAACACGGGATAGAGATAATTCCTGTGCTCATAGACCCCGACATCCCGCTAGATAGTATCATGCGTGTCTGGCAGAAAATAAATAGGAAGGAATCCCAAACAGATGCAACTCAATAACCTATTGAAGAGCGTATCTGAAATGTCCGACGATGAACTGGAGGCAATACTGGCAGCGATCCGCCAGAACCGTTTCCGCCCTCAGGAGACAGTCAAGGTAAAGACAAAGGAAAAGAAAACCATGAAGCAGAAATGCGCAACCCTCACGGCAGAGCAGAAGGCGAAACTCCTCAAGGACCTAGGCATCGAGATATAGAATGCTATACACCATAGTTGTGGGAAGTATCCTCCTTATAGCAACCAGTATCGGTGCATTCATTCTTGGGTGTGCCTATTTCTACAGCAGGGAAAGGAACAAGCATGAATAAGATAAAGGAAATTCCCCTCGCACACATTGTGTACGCTGGGGAACGTGAGGCCCATAAGGACCTAGACGGTCTGGTAGCGGCTATGCAAGCTCGCGGGCAACTGCAGCCTATTGGCGTCTATCATAAGGAGAACGCATACCATATCCTCTATGGGAGGCGGCGCTTCTTGGCCGCACAGCGTCTAGCATGGGAAGCCATAGCTGCCACGATATATCCTGCGGAGAAACTCGACGAGTATGACGCCCTTGAGATCGAACTCATGGAAAATGTACAGAGAGAAGACCTGACATGGCACGAGCGTGATGTCTCCGTAGCCCGTCTTGACAAACTCATGCGGGCGAAGCGCATGGGGACAGGCGACAGTTGGAGCATGCGTAAGACCGCTGAGCTGATGGGCATGGCCTTAGGAAGCGTTGCAACTGCTATAAAGATGGCTGAGAGTGTAGAAGCATTCCCCCGCCTTCGAGAAGCGAAGACACGTAGTGAGGCAGAGCGCACCCTGAACACAATAGTGGAAGCCGCCGTGCTTGCCGAGAGTGCGCAGCGTGCCAGGGCAAGGGTAGACACACCCCTCACTATACAGGAACAGCAACAAGTTCTCACCGACAGCGTAGCGGGGATTCCACAACCGACAGCTTCCCAAATCGTTAGCGATAAGCAATGTGCTGCCCAACGCCGCCTGATAAACGCATACCTAGTGAGTGATCTATCAGAGGCTCTGTCAAAAGTAGATGACAATTCCTTCCACCTTATCGAATACGATCCTCCGTATGCAATTGATCTACGGAATGTAGTGACGCTGGATGAACAGCAAAGGGCAGACCTCATGTCAGCTGCAATATCAGAGAAGGAGTATCGTCCATTCCTCGCTAACATATTCCATACAGCGCATAGCAAGCTGCGGCCAAACGGTTGGCTGCTCGTATGGATAGCCTTCGGCAAGTGGCAAAACATGGCGATAGAAGAACTGAGGGACGCCGGCTTTGAGGTGAACCCATTCCCTGCTATATGGGTGAAGCTATATGGGAACAGTCGTTCCCCTTCCACTACGCTCGCCCCTGCATATGAGTGCTTCCTCTATGCCCGCAAGGGGCAGGCGATCCTGGCGAAGCCTGGCAGAGACAACACCTTCATATACAAAGCGCTGCATGCTAGTGCCAAGGTACACCCCACAGAGAAACCGATCGAGCTATATGAAGAGATCCTGCGCACATTCTGCTTCGAAGGAAACAGTGTGTGTACAGGGTTTGCTGGATCGGGCAACTTCATGCTGGCTGCCGCGAACTGTAAACTCCCTGTAATTGGGATCGATAAGGCAGATCGATACAAGGACGCATATACCATGAAAGTAGTTAGCGGTGTGCCTGGAACATACAAGAGCCCGAATAGGAAAGGAGACCGATGATGATGAACAACCCGAAGCCCATGACTTGTCAAGAGCGAGACGATTTTATTTGTCGAGAAATGGAACTGAAGAAAGAGATTGTCTTCTACCAAAAGTCTTTTGAGCGAATAGCAAACGCCTTGGGCATTGAATGTGAGTTTCAACTTTATAAATATGTAAAAAATAATGAACAGACTTATGTCGATTTGTTGCTTGAACACATCCATGCAGTTTTACCCGTAAAGGAGAAATCATGAGTAAATTTTTGAAGTGGTACGTGAAAGAAGTGCAAGGAATTACCCAGACGCGATATGACGTCAGGGATGCAAATGACGATGTATTATTTAGTTATTGGAATAGAGAAAAAGCCGAGCGGCGTTGCTGTGAGCACAATGCCTTCCCGCTGTTGGTGGAGGCGTTGGAGACCTGCGTTAAGGAGATTGGGTTCTTGGCGTGTTGTTGTCATTCGGGTGAATCACTCAACGAGAAAGACGAGCATGAGTTATATGAACGCATGAACGCTGCTAGGGCCGCCTTGTCTGCGGCCAAGCACCAAGAGGAGAAATCATGCCCACACTGACCGCCCTCATAATCCTCGCCCTCTTCCTCCTATGTATCGCCACTCTCATAATGCGCTTTGGTGGAGGAGAATAACATGTGTCAGCATACCCCACAAGAATTCTTGCACAACCTATGGCAGGACGCTGTGTATGGGACAGACATGAATGCGGACATGCAGACGACTGTCGGGCAAGAGCTGTACCCATACCTTCGTCTGATGCTCAATCGTCTAACAATGGGGCACTTCCGATATGGTCCGCTTGGACAAAAGAAGGCACAGTTCGACAGAGTATCTGACATGCATGAACGCCTTGACGAATATGAGAAGACAGGAAACCTAGAATGCCTCATAGACGTTAGCAACCTAGCGTTCTGTGAATTCGTAGAAGGGGAGCACCCATTCGCACACTTTGCAGCAAAGCATGACGGCGCACATACAAGGAGGAAATAACAATGGCTATGCCGCGTAAGAAATCCATGCAGACACTATTTCGAGAACGGCTACACATCCGTATGGAGGAACTTGGCTTCACACAGACAGACTTAGCCAACAGCATAGGCATACACCCGTCTCATGTCAATCACTTCGTAAAGGCCAGACGAGTGCCAAGCCTATACACCTTTAGGGAGATTTGTAACGCGTTAGCCTGCAGTGCAGATTGGCTATTAGGCTTACGAGATTTGACAGAAAAGGAGAACACAATGTTACTCAAAGAGCTACAGAAAGAAGTGGGCCAGTGGTCCCTACACAACTTTGGAACACAAGCATCATATCGCCCTCTGCTAGGAGCAGTAGAGGAACTCGGAGAACTCGCGCATGCACACCTAAAGCAGGAGCAGGGCATCCGGCCTTCGGACCATTTCGCAGACAAGTGTGATGCTATTGGGGATATAATAATATACATATTGGACTATTGTAGCAAGGAGGGGATCGACGTAGAGGAGGAACTCGCCGTAACATGGGCAAAGGTAAAGCAGCGCGACTGGCGGCAGTTCCCAAAGAATGGCATAACGGAATAATCAGGAGCGTTCAGAAACTGAACAAAACTGTACAACAAGGAGCCTTACATGAACGACAACGAAAGGACTTCTAGCATGTCCCTCACTACACACTTCCAAGAATATGAAGTAAAATGCCGCTGCTGCGGAGGGATGCCCACAAAGAGTAGGAAGTTCGACTACACGGATCTTGCACATAGTCTGGAGGACCTCCGGGAGCTCTGTGACAACAAGCCTATACACGTTATCAGCTGGTATCGTTGCCCCCTGCATAACAAAGCCGTCGGGGGTAGCGAAAACAGTAAGCACACACAGGGCACAGCGGCAGACATCGTAGTGCCTACCCTACACCCTTACGAACTATATAAGCTCGCGCATCAGAGCAATCAGTTCGCCGCAATGGGCATATATCCTGCGAAGGGCATTGTCCACCTGCACATAGCAGAGGATAAAGAGACCTCTCTATTCTGGCTCTGGACACCTCGCGATGGCTATCAGTACGGAACATATCCAGCAGTATGCAAGGCGGCAAGAAGGGAGTATCAACTGTGAACCTCCGCCCTTACAGTGAAGGTCCTCTCGATGCAAGCATATGTATCATAGGAGAGGCGCCCGGCGAACTGGAGGCTGCCATCAAGCGCCCCTTTGTGGGACATGCAGGCAAGCTCCTCGACCAGTGTCTCGCTAGTGCCGGCGTTCTTCGTAGTGCATGCCGCATCGAGAACGTCTTCCAATTCAGACCACCGAGCAACAACATAACACCCTACCTGTCCTTCTCCCTCAAGGGAGTGCGAGAGAGCGAGGAGTATAAGGGCCAACGGGCAGCCCTAAAGGAAGCCCTACAAGCATGCAGCGCAAGTGTGTTCGTGCCCCTTGGGAATACTGCCCTATATAGCCTCACAGGGAAGACAAGCATAACAAAGTGGCGAGGTTCTCTCCTAGAGAGTATCCTCCTCCCCGGTAGGAAGTGTGTTCCCAGTATACATCCTGCTGCTGCCCTGCGCAACTACCTAGACCGCTTCCTCATCGCACATGACCTTGTAGTGGCAAAGGAAGAGAGTGTGTTCCCTGAGTATAGCGTGCCACAACGCGTGCTCATAACATATCCTTCCTTTAACGAATGTCTGGAATATATAGAGCGCTGTCGGCAAGCGCCACTAGTCGCATTCGATATCGAGGTCATGAACGAGGAGGTGTCCTGTATCTCCTTTGCGCTAGCAGGAGACGACGCCATATGCATCCCCTTCACGACAAAGGGGCAGCTCTACTTCACCCCTCCTCAGGAGCGCACCATCTGGCGGCATATCACAGACCTTCTGGAAGACGAAACCGTTAGAAAGCTCGGCCAAAACCTGGCATTCGACACTTGTTTCCTCTATAGGAAACTCGGCATTCGCGTCCGCCCTATAGACGATACAATGGTAGGACAAGCCATAGCCTTCCCTGACTTCGACAAGGGACTTGGCTTCATAACATCCATGTATACTCGCCAGCCCTATTATAAGGACGACGGTAAGCAGTGGTTCAAGCGTATGCCTGGCGGTAGTGAGAAAGGGTTCTTCGAGTACAACGCTCTCGACAGTGCTGTGTGCATGGAAGCATTTCCAAAGATCCTTCAGGAACTAGAGAGCCAACGCAATGCAAACACTTACGTTAACCAGGTACTCCTCATAGAACCGCTGACATTTATTGCTAGTAAGGGTATCCGGATGGACCTAGAGAATATCCATAAATCTGCAAAGGAGGAGAACGAAGAGATAGCAAGGTTAGAAGCTGACCTTTCCCAACTAGTAGGACCCAAGTACAACAGTAAGTTTGTCGGCTCTTCTAAGCAGCTACAACAATACTTCTACGTAGAGAAGCGGTACAAGGCAATAACCTACAAGGGAAGAGTAACCTGTGATGAGAAAGCCCTGAAGAAGCTTGCCGCCAAGGGCAGTAAGGAAGCCCGCTTGATAATGGCAATACGCAAGCGCAAGAAGCTTGTCTCGACATACTACAATATGACCTTCGATGCAGACGGGCGCCTTCGTTGCTCGTATAATCCTGTAGGAACCAGTCAAGGCCGTATCAGTAGCAGCAAGACAATATTTGGTACAGGCGGGAACCTACAGAACCAACCGCCTGCCATGAAGCGGTACATGCTCGCAGATGACGGAATGTTCATGCTCAACATGGACCTTTCCCAGGCAGAGAATAGAGTAGTTGGATATGTCAGTGGCGAAGAGAGGATGATCTATGCATTCGAATCAGGAAAAGATATACACCGCCTTACAGCCAGTCTCATATTCGGAGTTCCGCCAGAGCAGATTTCTGACGAAAAGGGAAGTTGCCCCATTGGTAGTGGCAGAGATAGCCAGCGCGATTGGGGAAAGAGAGCGAATCATAGCCTCAACTATGATATCGGACCTTCTCAGTTTGCCGCATACTATGAGATACCCATCAAAGATGCCGAGTTCCTCATTAACGCCTACCATGCTGCGTACCCTTCTGTACGCCAATGGCATACGCGAGTGCGGGATCAGCTCAACAAGGATAGAACCCTCACCAATTGCATGGGCCGCCGCAGGATATTCCGTGATAGGTGGGATACAGAGCTATTCAAACTGGCGTATAGCTTTATCCCCCAGTCCACCGTTGCGGATAAGCTCAACCGTGATGGCCTTGCCTATGCGTACTACAACATGGACGCATGTAAAGATGTGTGCCTAATAAACCAGGTGCATGATAGTATAGTATGGGAATATCCGATAGACAATGGCCCAGAGGCACTCGCCCGCACCATATTGGCGATAAAGGGTAGCTTGGAAAGCCCCATATACTGGCAAGGCCGCGCATTTCGCATACCGAGTGACTGTACAATAGGCTTCAACCTAGGCAAGTATCATATAGAAAAAAACCCTAAAGGCCAGAGGGAGGTAAAGGTAAATGCAGCAGAGACGTGTGACGAACTGGCTCGACGGCTACATGATCTATACTGAGGAGACAGAAGCCCCTCGGCGCTATAGACTATGGTCTGCCATCTCCTGTATCGCCGCCTGTCTACAGAGGAAGTGTTGGCTCTCCTGGGGCATGGACACACTGTATCCTAACCTGTATATAGTGTTAGTTGGCCCTAGCGGAGCCCGAAAGGGAACGGCCATGACGCCTGTGCAAAAGTTATTGCAAGAGATAGGCATAGAGGTAACGGCACAGGCAACGACGCGCCAGGCTATTATCAAGAAACTCCTGGAGATAGGCGCTGTACAGGTGCAACAGCAGAAAGGGCAGATCGCAAGTATACAATCTCATAGTAGTATAACGATCTTCTCTGAGGAACTCACCGTCTTCCTGGGCTTCGAGAACAGGGATATGATCTCTGTCCTCTGTGATTGGTACGAATGCAAAGACCCCTGGACAAATGCGACTGTCGGCAGGGGCGAGGAGGTGGTAAGAAACATATGGGTGAATATGCTAGGCGCCACGACGCCTGGCTTTCTTCAAGGATCCATGCCGTCAGAGGCCGTATCTGGCGGCCTCACAGGACGTATAGTATTTGTCTACGCGGAGCGAAAGGGCAAGACAGTCCCTCTTCCTTTCCTGAGCAAGGAACAGCAACTCCTTCGGGAAGCCTTAAAGAAGGACCTAGAAATTATCAGTCACATGTCTGGGCAGTTCAAACCGACACCGGAATATCTAGAAGTCTGGAAGCATTGGTATGAGGAGGACGAAAAGAATCCACCCTTCTCCCACCCGAAACTAGATCCCTACTGTGGCCGTCGCAGTGTGCAACTCAGGAAGGTATCTCTGATATGCTATGCTTCCCGAAACAAGGGCCTACAGGATAGTGAGGGCGCCTTCCTTTTAGAGGAGCAAGACATCAGGAAGGCCATCGAATATCTGCAAGATGTCGAGAAAGTCATGCCCCATGTATACACAGGGGTAGGCGCTAACCCACTCGCTCCTATACAGACCGCTCTCATGGCGATGGTCCGCAGTAAGGGAACAGTAAGTATGCAGGAGATAGTACGCGCCTTTGCATCTGAGGCAAGTATCAATGACATATCGACAATGCTTGCAACATTGGAGGCCGCTGGCTACCTCCGCATAGATAAGACAGGCAAGTGTATACACCATATAGGAGGGAAGAATGACAGAAACTAACAGTACCAGTAAAATAATAGAAATGCTCATTGATCGTGGCATGGTTACGAAGGCCCAAATTGCTGCCCTAAAGTACCAGCTAGATCGTAACAGTCCAGAGAACAGGCTAGCAACAGACCGCTTCGTATACCTTGTTGCCGACCATGCACATAAGGTAGAGTATGAAGTAGAGGCGGCAGAGCCCAACCCCTGGGAAAGACCGGCACACCGGGTGTGGATCAGTCGATACTTAACCTTTCGAGATCATTGTCTTGCCTCCCAGGATACAATGCGCCGGGCTACCGCTCGCGCGTATGGCATGATGCGCAATAGCATGCATACAAAAGAAGACCAGCTCGCAATGGAACTGGTCATTCTTGCATACTTCTCTGAGCAGATAAACTGGGAGGACTACCCATATGAGGAGCCTATAGTGCTCTCTCTGTCTCCACCAACCCCTGTCTTATCAAAGGGCGAACTCTCCGGATGGCGTTTGCCCTGGAGCTATCGCGAACGCGGCTCAGCACCCTTGATAGAAGACGTGCCCGCACATACGGGTCTTGTATCCTCTGATACGCAGGAGACCCTATCAGAGTCTGAAGACGACGTTTTGCTAGAGCCCCGAAGTGGATTCGATACTCTCGATAGAGATCATCAGGAAGTGTGATTTTCTGCTGCCCTATCTCAAGGGTGGCACTCGGATGAGCTGGAGCAATTGGGGCGCCTATATCCTTCCCTAGTTGCTCCAGTTCTATTTCTACAAGGTCTGTACTAGGCTCGGATGCCCTATACGGTATCCATTGCTGGAACAGGTCCCTTGAAATAACAATAGGCTCTCCCCATACAGTCAACCTATCCTCCTGCAGCTTGTCAAGGCCAGGAACAACCTGTGCCATCTGATACAAGAGGCCATGCCCCTCCTTTGCCTTGAGTTCTCCCGCGTCTGCAATTTCCAAGCTCTTCGTCATAACTCGCCAGAAGCCTGACATCCAAACAAAGTTAGCAGGAAGCCTAGACAGCGTTCGAGAAAGCCCTACATCGTTGTCGATAGCGCCGCGTAAGTTATCTAGCCAACTAGAGGACAGCAGATAGTTCGTGAGAACAGACGCAGTATAGGCGAACTTGTCTGTCAGGTTCTCCTTGTCGATACCCTCCCGTGCGGCATCAATAAGGGTTGCCATCGCACCAAGAGGGAAGGAGAACGGTTCCAACCTACTATACTGATACCACTCACCACCAACGCGGACTGCCCAGGGGATCTTCCCTTGTCGGAAGAAGGCTTCCCGCCGCGCAGGATTAGTAGGAACAGCCCCCGTTATCGAGTCATCATCATCGAGAATACTGGCCAGTATCAGCGTAAGCGCCAAGCCCTCCACCTGCTTCGCTACAGTTTCTACGACAAACTTCTTCGTTATGCGTTGCCCTGAGATAGTTTTATACGCAGGCTTTACTAGACCGAGTCCTGGAGTCATCTCTATCCCTCTATTGAGGATATTCGTGAGCGTATTGATAAATGGTACTATAAGGCGCATGCCCGGAACACTATAGCGTAGAGCGATCGCCGCCTTACCCATGCGCCCAGGAGTGTCCGTAAAGGTTGCATAGCGGCCAAAGTCAGCGGCCTCCTTCAGCATCTTCTCATCAGCATTCAACAATATATCATGCATCCTCTCCTCTATATTCTCTGCCCCTTCGTTGACCGCCCTTCTATAGGCAATCCCCTGTAGCTTGGCGTCATAGGCTGCCGTATTGAAGATCACGTCAACAGCGCGCATGACACGAGAGGGCATGGACACAAGGGGCGCAACCTGCCGGGCCATCCTACCCCACTTGGTATTAATCGGCGCCTGCTCAAAGGCATTCACCATGCTGGCCATTTCCCTATCATACTTGTTCTCCTCGAATACGTCCAGAGGAGGGCGCCCTGTCTTCAGTATGTCCTTCGCAGAGGGGACCGCACTTTTGAAGCCCTTCCGCATACCTGCCCACATGGGCACTAGCTCGCCAAGGAGAAAGTCTCTCTCCTTCCCTGACACTGCGGAGATACCGGAGTCTATGAAACTCTCCAGGGCGTGGTGCGGGAACTGAAAGCCAAGCCACACCGTGTTGCCCCCAAGGTTCGCCGCTTGGGTAGTAGGGGCAGACAGTATTGAGTTATACCACCACTGATATACAAAGTCAGCAAACTTTGGCTCCTTCGACAGGAGCTCTGCCAGTTCAGAAATCTTCTTCGAGTTCGACCAGTCAGCGGTCTCGATGATCTTCCTAGCGGTAGCATCCTTTGCAACCTGCACAAGAGCATCAATGTTCGAGGATCCCCATAACTTCATAGCTTGCAAGGCCTGCCCTGTAACGGTTCCCGCCTTTGTCGTTACACTCAGCTTCGCAACAGCTTTCTCCTGATGCTCCTTTATCAAGCGGTCCTTCTCCTCCTGTGAAAAGTTCATGTTCGTGCTAATGCTCGCAACGTCCATGAACAAGTTCCGCTGTATGGCATCACTTAACGCCTTCATAGCCGCGCTCTCGGCGGCTGCCCGCTTGCCACTCATGCCGTCTATCTTGTTCAAGAGTGCGCTTCTCTTCTTAGGATCCTTCAAGAGAGCAAGCGCCTGTTCCGAAGTTGTCTTATTCTCCACGCGGACCTTCTGCTCTTCTAACATTGTCATAGCTTCATTGAGGATATTCTCTGCGAACGTCTCATCATCCTCGTTAAGGGGACTGACGTTCTGGTATTCTACGAATGAACTAAGATCGGTGCCCCCCTGCCTACTATTATTATAGAAGTCCTGTACAAAAGTGTCTATTTCTGCTACACTAACCGCAGCGGACGTTGAGCGAGGACCAGTAAGGTCTGTAAGGTCTAGCCAAAGCTTAGATAGCCCATGCCGTTCTGCAAATTTTACGATACTATCAAGCTGCGCCGCAGTAGGTCTGGCGCGAAACTCTATTGTATCCCTCGCAGATACCCTACCAAAGCCCTTACTTAGAAGGTCAGTCAATGCCGTTGGGTCTGCCTTATCTCGCCCGTAAAGACGAGAGGCTTCATACTGATGTGTCAGGGACTGAATGGAATAGGATTGCCCATCGGGTAGGAGAAAACTTTGCGAGACCCATTGCCCAGGCGCCTTAAAGTTGCCTTCATTTTGCATGGCCGCAAGGAGGCTCTTCTGTGTATGTGTTATCTCTCCGGACTTTTTTGGCCGTAACCGCTCGAATGCTTGCCGTGCTGTTTCTCGCTTCTGATATTCACTCTGCGTATGCCGCAATGCAATCTCATAGTCCTTTTTGGACACAGGGGGCCTCTTCACATCGCCGCCCTTGAACGTCAGCATCTCTCCTGCCAGTGCATTAACAATGTCTTGCTGTGTTTGTGCCACGCCGAACGTGTCCTTGACTGCTCGCCAGAACCGCTGGAGCCAATCCACAAGCCGTTCCCGCAGAGCGCGGGGCAGAGCACGGGCGGCATACACATCGCCTACGGCATCTGCCAGCCGCTCCATATCCCAGTCAAACATCTTCAGTCCCTCTTGCACAAGAGGATGCGCACGACCAAACTTCTTCACAAGAGCGTGGAAGCCCTCATGCCCTATCGTGTTCATGTTGATATTTGGGGACAGCACAACAGTACCGTCTGGCGTTATCAGGGCATTGACGGGCAGGCCGGTCTGAGGGTTCACGAGCTGTGTATTCGACTGTAGGACATTCGTAACAAGGCCGCTCTCTATCAGTGTCCGCGCAAGAATCTTCCGCTGTTCTGTAGCAATGCGCTCCTGTACAGGAACCCCTTGATACTCCACCCCCTCGTCCTGTACAGGGTCATACAACTCCTGTGTAGAGGAAAGGCCGCTCTCCTCAGCGGCCCCTCTTGTCTCTCCTATATTTCCTGTTGGCCCCTCCAGGGGAGTGTTATACTGTTTCCTTAACTTCTCCACAGCCGCTCTGTTCGTTCCTGGCGCGGGCGGCTCAGGCCCTCTCCCCCCAGCAATATCCTCCGCCCGTGCTATGAGGTTATTCAGTGCCTTTACCGCTGTGATAATGCGTGCCGCTTGCTCTATCTGCTCCTGCTCTTCCTTGTCCAGCCCCTTCAGTTGGTTCTTAGTAGTGCCCGGCCGCACACTCTTCAACAGGGCAGGGTCCACCGCCACAGCCTTCTCAGGTAGGAACTTCAGTATGCCCTTGATAGCTGCCTCAACATTCATAAAAGCATCAGAGTTGTGAAGGTTCTCCAGGAGGGGCGCAAGATGATCAGCCGCACTCTTGAAGTCTTTTCCAAAGCGGATACCCCGTACCCACAGCGCCCGCAAGTCCTTCCGAATAGCATCAGCCGGATATGCTTTTACCTGCTTTGTACTATTCTCCTTCGCTTGTTCCTGTTGTTCCTGCTGTTCCTGTGCTGCCAGCTCTTCTGGTGTCTGCTCTTTTCCTCTAGGGCGCTTTACCTTCCTCGTAGGCTTCGCAACAACAGGCTCCTGCGCATTGACAAGCTCCTCCTCAATACCCTGCATATCGAACAGGAGTTCTTGCAGGCGCCGATCCATGTCGGTCTCATTACCCGTGATCTCAGTACCCTTATTGCTATATGTCGCCTCGTACTTATTTGACCCAGGCTCAATGCCCATGTCCTTGATAATGCGCTGTCCTGTCTTGTCAGTAACTGTCGCAGGAGTACGGTATGGGAAGGGCAGCACTTGTTGTCCAGCACGTAGGTCTTGTCTGCTACTTTGTTGCCCAGAGGTGTTCAGATTCTGAACAGAACTGCCCTGTTCGATTCCTAGATCCCACATGTTCTGTTGTGCCGGGCCAGCCACTGTCGGGAATGGAGGAGGAGGTGCCTGAGGTGCGCGAGGGCCTGTCGGTCCCTGTGCAGTAACGCCAAGAGCGGGCACTGGCGCAGGTGGGGCTGGCCGTGTGGCTCCCTGTGCGGTCATGCCTACTTGCCCTACGTTCTGTGGAACGCCAGGCAACCCTGGTAATATGGGCGGTGCAGGAAGCTGCGTTCCCTGTACCTGTGGGCCTCGTTGCTGTGCTCGAAGTTCTGCCCCTGTATAGGGAGCAGTGGGAAACAGCGTCTCCTGTTGCTGTGCAGCTTGAGGAGACGCGGTCATACCATTCTGGGGCGCTCCTAGCTCAACAGGGAACATCATCTGCTGCTGGCCGAGCATAGGGGGCTGCATGTGCAAGAGGTTCCCGTTACCTCCCAGCACTTGTGGCATTCCAGGAGGCATAAGGGGCTGCTGCACAGGAGCTTGCTGTTGCACGGGCGCTTGTGAAGGAGTACTAATATTCTCTGGCTCCCTACCAAAGCCTGCGGCATCCGGGAACATCTGGTCCCGCGACATGTCCTCTACCCAAGGCTCATGTTGGCGTTGATACCCCTGCCCACGCTTCTCAGCAAAATAGCGGTCGGTAGCACTAAGACCCGCATAGGGGTCAGCCATTGGCGGTCCTTGTGGCTGCAGGGCAGCATTCCTATCAATCGTTGCAGAGTCCTGTATATTAAAGGGCTGCTGTAGCATAGCCGCCGTTTGCTGTAGTGCCTGTGCTACAGAGGCATAATCTCCGTTCTCTATTGCCCTGGCCAGGAGAGGATCATCGAGGAGCTGTACCCCCAGGCCTTTGAGAGCATCGCGCGCTTGTTGCTTCTTCTGCCTGTCTTGATAAGCCTCAATACCATACTGGACACCACCGCCGATAGGGCCACCTATTGCGCCTGCCAACATGGAGCTTCCCATACCTTCGGTAATAGGCCGTGTAGGATCATATGTCTGGCTAGCACCAATGTTATGCCCTGCCTGTGTTACACCTTCTTCAAAGGCGTTCTGTGCAGCGCCAACGCCCATTGTTCCCAATAGGCCAAGCCCCTGTGTAGGCAACGCTTTCAAGAGCTTCGCGCCAAGGAGTTCTGGTATTGCCTCACTAGCCGCACCCACTCCCATTGCGCCCAGCTCTTGAAGGCCCGATACAATCTGCCCGGCAAGGCGTCTCTTGTATATCTCCTCACGCTCTTGTCCAGCCCCGCTCGCCGCAAATCCTGCCCCTAAAGCACCCCAACCAGCAGGCCCCGCAAACAATAGAGGAACGGTGGCAGCGCCTTGTCCGACAGCACCTCCTATGAACTCCGGCCAACTCCCCTGATCGGTAGGCAGTGCCTGCTGCATGGCTTCATTCAGGTTGATGCCTGTCTGTGGACTAACAAGAGAGATAGCACTTGTGCCAATTCCTCCAACACCCTTCACACCGCCATACAGAAGGTCTTGCCACATAGGAACGTTGTTCTGCTGCTGAGGAGTGCCGGGAATGGGCTGCATAGCCGCTTGCTTTAGTTCTGCAAAACTAGGCATTATTGTACCTCCACGAAGGCATCTTTATGCGTTAGGGGTAAGCCTGTTCGCTGGTAATTCTTTCCATTGGCAGTATATATTGCACCAGTACGCAAATCAAGTTCATTTGCAGGAATAGGAGGATATGCCTGTACACTGGTAGAAGGTCCTGTCTGTACAGGAGCACCTGCCGATGGCGTCCAGCTAGGGGGCGCCACTTGGTCAGTACCTGGCACAATTCCAGCGCGTGGCCTATCTAGCATCGTCTGTCCATTACTATAATTCTGCTGTATCTTATCCATTTGCCCTTGCCCCCAATTCCAGAGACCCGACATATCAGGTATAAGAGGGGTAGTTGAAATATTGGCGCTACGAGCATCATATACTGGAGCATTGCCCATAGGCATTGGTGCAGTATTTACATTGTTAGTGAAGACAGGCATCGCAGCGGGAGGAGAGGCCGCTGCACCTGCCGGAGGAGGCGTCCCCACCGCCTGGGGAGCATTCGCCGCAGCATATGTAGTAAGGCTATCAAGTAACTCTTGCTTATCTACAGCACCCTCTAGCAAGCGGCCATACATAGCATATGCAGCTTGTGGAGTCATGGCAGGGCGGCCTGTTTCAAGGTCAGGAACAACCGCCGCATGTACAACGCCAAGAAGATCAGCACGCGCCTTGGCCATTTCAGTATTACCTAGTTTGTCCTGCAGTTCAAATTGCATCTTCTGCATGTTCTGCTGTGCCGCCCAACGAGCACTATCTGCTTGCGCACGTGCAGCGTCTGCCTTCTGCGCTTCTATACGCATTTGATTCAATGTGTTTGTCTGCTGTTGCTGTCCTTGCTGCATTAGTGTTCTATACTGATTGTCTGCATCTTGCCCTTGTTGCTGCAATTGCAAGGTTTGCGTAAACTGTGTATTCTGGTTGTTCGCCTGCTGTTGTGCCAACTCCAGTTGTTTGTCCAACCGCATGTCCTGGCGTCCTGCCATACGCTGGTTCATAAGACCTGTCTGTTGCTCAGGAGATAGGAAGGAGGGCATGAGTGCGTTAGGGTTATTCGCGGCATCGGCGTATGCCCGCTGTTGGATCATGCCGCCAACGGCCTGTCCTGCTCGTGCTATCCCACTATCCTTCGGCGCAAGAGCAGCCCCAAGTTGTGCGAGGGCAAAGTACAAGCCATTCATGTCCTTCCCGCCTGCGGGAGCGATGGGCTGTGCTATAGGAGCTACCGGGAACGGGGATGCATTCGTCCCAAAGGGAGTAGTTGTTGCAGGCATTCGAGGAAGTGCGCTCTGTTGGGCCTGTGGCGTACTGGAAGGCTGCATGTTCGCCTGAGGTGAAGCAGGGAAGGATGTCGAAGACTGCCCTCCCATGATAGAGAGAGGATTCTTTGTTTGTTGATCTAGGTAAGGGAAAGGAATCATTTGTTTCTCCTATTGTAAGAGGCCAGCAAGAAGGCCAACACCAGCACCTACTGCCATGCCAATTGGGCCAGCTGCCGCCCCTGCAGCAGTAAAGTTCGCGGCCATGTATCCACCAGCCGCAGCCCCCACCGCCATTCCTGCAACGCCAGACACTATCTTGTTGCCCTCCTTGTCATTATGCGCCACACCTCCCTGCACAGAGGCGATGAAGTTACCAGCACTACGAAAGATCTCCATGTCCCATAAGGTATCCTTCACATTATGGTCTATCACGAGGTTATAGTAATCATTCATTGCTGTAATGGCCACGCGACTATTGTCCATCTCCATGCCTACTAGGGAGCGATACCAGTCTACCTGTGCCATCTGCAGAGCGAGGTTCTGCTGTATATGATTGGCGATAAGGCGTTGCCTATTGTCTTCCCGGGCTAACTTCACCTTCTGCCGAAAGGTCGATATGTCTCGATACCGCCGACCTTCCATATCCGCCATACCCCATATAAAGGCAGTACTGGACACGGCTCCTATGTCTGCTATCGAGGCGGCAAAGCGCCCCACACTCTGCAGATATTCTGTCCTACTCTCTGCCTCATACGCCGACACAGTATCGTCTATAAAGTCATCGTCCACGGCGTCAGAAGCATCAACAGCAGCTATCGCAGCGGTAAGCATACCACTGATAGTTGTGCCGGGCGTAATACTCATTTTTGCAAGGGCTGCTGTTATGCGCGTATCAATATTGCCCAGGTCTGTTGTGGGGTCGTACTCCCATACAGGGGATCCATCAGGGTCAAGGTTAGCATCAGAATAGGGACTATCTGTCGATAGTAGGGTGGACACAATAGCCGTCATTGTGTAGTTCGCATCCATTGCAAAAGGATGTGCTTCGCCACTAGCAATGGTGTATACATTATCCCCGTCTATGCCCCGTCCCGCGATAAATTGTCCATGAATTTCTCCCTGATATTGTGGAACAATAACGCGTCCTTGTTGTCCTCCGCCTCCGCCGCCCATTACTCTTCTCCTTCCTCAGTTTTGTTCAGAATCTGAACAGATCTGACCGGCAACTCTGCATACGCCCGAACCGTGCCGCCAAGAGTGCGTACTGTTTCGGCAACTGAGCGCTGCTCTGTATATGCTACAATACTCGCGCATCCCTGTTGTATAGCGAACTGCCCTAACGCTATATATCCCTGGCGAAAAGCCTCTTCCCCAAAGGGGACTAGCCCCTTCTTTTCGTCAAACTTCGCCAGGGCGAATATCAACAACTGCTTGATACCAAACAGATTCGTTATGACCATTGTGATGCATAGGCCAGTACATTTGTTGTCATTTTCTAGGACTGCCCACACCTGTATCTCATCCTTCAACAAGCGCGCAAGTACCTCTGTCTCATTCAGGAGAGGAAGTTCCTCCTTCGAGAGGCTACGCTTAACAGTATCGCGAATGAGGGGCCAGTGTGTGGATACCTGATGACTAAGTACGCGCAAAAGCATAGGGGCTCACCTTATTTCTTTTGTCGATAGCCGCATAGTGGATAATTATATCCTGTATAGACAGCGTTGTGTTGCTACTTGATACAACGACCTGGAACTCCTTAGCATCCACATTGAAGTCTGCCGTGCCGCGACTGGTCAGGGTCATTGCCCGTGAGGACATACTTGCTGTGGAGTCCATTCTCCAAGAAAGGGAGAGTGTAATGGCGTCTGTCCCTGTCTGCGAATAGAGGACCTCAATGTCTCGCACTTTCTTCAGCCCAGAGGAATTGAAGTCGAGGACAAGGGAGGCAACAGAGCGCGAGCTACTGCTCGCCGTGTATGTCCGGAAGGCAGTCCCGGCTTCTGTTGAGACTATCGCGCATACAGGGATATTTGTCCGGGACATTCCTTGCCCTGGCGTATATATCACGTTATAGGCAGCGTCAGAATTATACGAACTTATGTATAGATCAAATGTCTCAGGGTGCAGGGACATAGTGTACACAGTGGTATTCGTTGTCTCTAACTGTGTGCGATACCCTAACCTATGTACGCCCTCCTCTGTAATTGTCCATAGCTCCTGATCTGGCGAGATGAAATAGTGTATGTGCTTACTTCCCACAACAGCGGAGCGTCCATAGACACCGGGGCAGGATAGCCTACGTGCGCCATAAGTAGGGACAGGGGAAGCGTATGCTGTCAACAGAACAACACCGTCATCACAATAGGCAACGACCTTGTCGTCTCCCAAGGGATAGAGAGCACGTACTGTGCCCCGCACAGGCAGGGCCATAAAGCCCATATCACCACGGCGCATCATGTTGAGGAAGTACGGGTCTTCCCCTGGGCTATTCGGGCTCTCAGACAAGTGGCCGGTCATATAGAGGGCAGGGTAGAACAGTAGAAGAGCATCCATGCCAATATTACTCCACATGACAAAGTTGCTCTCCAGGCCAGCAATATCAGAGAAGGTAGTGAGAGTGTTCTCCTTCCAGGCGTTGAAGATATCCTGCCACTCCTGCTTCCAGAAGGCAGAAGGATCGAAACCGCCATACACGAGGCGTCCCCGATGGGCACAGCCTGTTGTGATCTGTATGTCATTTGCCACAAGAAGGTTCCCTGAATATCCTGTCTTCATGAGCACGTTCTCATTGTTGAACAGGAAATAACTCTCCTCAAAGTCGGCGGCATGCCACATACCGCCCCCTGTTGTGATACCCTTTGGCGTGCTGGTATCATACGCGTCATAGATAGTATAGCCAGAGACAGTAAGAGGATATGTATATCCGGGGGTCAACGAATAGATAGCAGTATCATCCATTTCCACAAGAGCAGCTTTAATGGGAATGGTCTGGTAGAAGGGCCAGCTAGTTGCCTGTGAGCTCTTTGTAGCGCTAGTCGGTTGTGTCATCGTGGGAAGGGCTGCGAGACCCTCCCTTCTTACCAGAAAGTTTGTGCAACTCGACAGAAAGGGTTGATTCTTCACAGCCTGCCAACTCTCTGAGGGCAGACCCGATTGTAGTGCTTTCTTTAGGCTGTACTCTTGCCAGAACATTCTTTCGCGCCTCCCTATCTATACTCTTCCTTTTGGGTAACGGATCGCTCTTGCTCATATTAGCCTCCCATAACGCCAGTACTTTTTGTCGCTTCCCTCATGATTTGTTCACGCTCTATGTCAAGGATATACATGTCCATGATGACCTTCCAATGGGTCATGCTCTCTTTGTCTTCATACTCTTGTTTAATATACCATATACAGGCGGCAATCAGCAGATCGGGATGATATACGGTCCAGTAGTTCGTGTTTGTTGTTGTGCTGTTTGACAGCGAATAATCTATGCCCTTACCATATACGCTGACCGTATATGTATCGTCAAGGGGAGGCATGATATAGAGACGCTCAGTGCGATACTGCCCCTTCTGGGCCTCTGTAGGAGTATCTGCCGTAAGATAGAGAGGCCACACCCCTACTGTCCAATAAGCGGGTTCGTCTTGATCACTGTTCCCAAACTCAGGATACTTTGCTAGCAACGCATCGAATGCTTTATATGTGAGTGGTACCTCCTCGCCGTCAGTATTCGTATAGTATACGCGGGAGATAGTGTGTAGTGTTGTACCCCATGTGCCCGCCCCTAAGTCGGCTGCTGTTATTTCATACGTGCCGGCAACGCAGGATACACTCTTCGCCATATTCTGCTTATAGTGCCCTTGAAGGCGCCTATCCAGATAACGGGAGGACATATTGATGATTTGCTCAAAGGTAGTACCTGTAATATCAGACCGCCCGGACCTGTTCTGTACTAGGGTAATTATCTCAGAATATTCCATGCTATGCTATGCCTCCAAGAAAAGAAAAAAGGGGAGGAGCGAGCCATTAACCCTCGCCCCTCCCTGAACGGGAATGAGTCATCCATCCGGGAGGAAGGATTCTTTATTTCTTATGCATACCATAGACAACGATAAGGTCTGTTACGTTGGATACCACACTGCCCCCTACCATAGCCGTGCCCTCAACATTCCACTGGTACGAACCAAAGTTACTAATACGCATCTTGTAGAAATTTGTTGCGGAGGAGACAGCATCTCCAACAAGGGGCATCAAGGGAGACAACTCCTCTGTTGCTCCTTGCACTGTAAAGGAGGCGGCCTGTATGCTCCCATACGAGGCAACAGAATAGGCTTCGTCTCGGGAAGACGCAGAGAGATAATAATATCCACCCATTTCGGCAGACTGATAGCGGACAATCTCATCATCGTCTGCGCTGGAGCCTAGCCCTAACAAAGACACTGTTACCTGCCCTATGTTCTCTGTGGTGATAGGCGCAAGATCAATCGTGGCAGTGGCCGCTGCGATAAAATAGAGGGCGTACTTATTCCCTCCTGTATCCTCTAACTCTAGAGGATATAAACGATCAAGATCGTCGAAGTACGCTTGCTGTGTACGAAAACTTGTCCAATCGTCTGCCGAGGCGAGACTAAAGGCAGCAAGTAAACAGACCAGCGCAGCTACATGGATACTAAGTAATCGCTTCATGATACCTCCTTATGCGGCAATCGCATTGTCTAGGCCAACACCATTCAGCATCCCAAATTCATTAGGATGATGAATTTCATAGCCACCCTCTGTGAGCCATTCTTCCTCGATACCATCCACGCCCTCCTCGTTGTCGAGCTCCTTACGAACGATAGGCTTGGTGTCTGTGATATAACGCCAGTCAAAGTTCTTGGGGTCTATGATGAGCATCGAATTACGCGACGTTGTTTCATGGCTGAAGAGTTTATGTGTAGTAAGGTAGATTTCTCCAAAGGGAGTAATCCATGTTCGATAGTTGATACCGAAGGCTCGCTGTGTGGAAGAGATCTCATAACGGGTATTGCTCATGGACATGATCAACTTCTGGAGGCCGAGCAGTGCACCGTTCCCGCAAACTGCCATCTTGCGGCTCGCCCCATAGCAGAAGAGCACTTCGAGCTTCTCATTGAGCCAGTCAGCGCCAGCAACAGTCCAGGCTTTGCTATTAAAGTCCGTATCACTGTCATTGGCGTAATCGAAGATGTTGTCGCTTGCGTGCTGCCGAATAAAGGAGATAATGCCGTCGCTACTTCTAACGGGGTGTCCATTATCCCCTACACGAGTACTCTTCTTCCCAAAGATAAGACTCTTCTCCATCTCCATACCATGCAGACGGTAGACATCGCGGCGAGCTTTCTTCCGCGCCTCTTCAGTGCGAAGACGAGTGGCAAGGGCAGTGCGGGTGATAGACAGCGTGTTGCGGAAGATCTGCACTTGGTTGGATACTTCCGTGGGCACGTAGACGATACTGCCGGGCATCGTTCCACCTTCAGCGTTGACATTGCCGATGATCAGGATTGTGTCAGCATCACTGATGTCATGGCTCCGATCGGTAGCCGTATCTGTCTCAAGCAACTCCACCGCAATGTAGGAGGAAGCACCATTAGCGCTAACAGAAGTGACAACAGCGTTCTTATCTACGTCGTAGTCAGTAGAGCATCGCAGCAGTACTTGATGCCCCGGACGAAATTGCTTAGTCTGATTCGCCGCCGTTTCGCTATTCTCGCCAGTGTTGAGTTTGACATACAGGATGTCGCCAGCCGCACCGCCAGAAGTGTACGCAGTCGTAAGCGTGCCCTCTGTATACACACCAGCAATGTTAGCTCGTTGGTTTGGAAGGGTCTCTGTGAACCAGTGGAACACAGGGTCATCTGTCTTACTACCAGACATCTGGCTCAGAATGCCCGTAAGGGGCATATCGCCATTGATGTCCTGGAACAGAATACCCTGACGCCAGTTCTCAGGCCGTACGGTATAGCGAGTCGTACCTTCATAGCCAGTATTGAGGCCAGATACGGTAGTATCGCCAGTATGGATACTATTCAGAAAGGGATAGTCAGCAGGCATCTTTAGTTACCTCCTATGCGGCTAGATCGACGCCAATGCCGATCCAGTGCTCGCCTGTGCTAATGAGTACTGCGAAGGCGCCAATGTCCGTGAGGACCACAGATGCGCCGCTAAAGGCTCCATTATACGAAATGGTGGAATCGGTATTGTCTGGAGAGATCGTAACATTGTCTGCAGTCGTGCTGCGGATAACAAACATTCCACCTGTACATTTACTAACAGGCGGAAGGGTGATTGTTGCCGTAGCACTTGCAATAACAATGCGCTCATATACCTGTAATGTTGCACTTTCAGCAACATACTTTACGCGACTGCGAGGGTCAACTTGCCCTGCTTCCGCGCTCGATACGTCAATAGGGGTAAACATATCGGTCTCCTATCCGAGTGTTTCTTTATATATCTGTGCGAAACTTTTCTTTCCAGGCTGGGCCTGATTGGATGAGGCAACGCGAGTCTTAGGGGCGGCAACAGGGGCGGGCCTTTGAGCAGCTTGCTCGCGGCTTGGGAGTGCTCTAGCCGGCGCACTGTTAGTCTTGGATATGCCGAGAATTCTTCGTACCTCCTGTTCGGTTCTTGACAGAATTTCGTGATATGGGATACCAGGGTTCTTAGCCTGGATCTCATTAGCTTTCTGGCTTATGAATTCAGCACGCGCTACGCGAGCACTGTCATCTGCTATATTCACTGTGTATAGGTCTTGATTGTCTGCATAGAAGGTCTGTGCCGCTTGCTGTACAGTCTGCTGCTGTGTTACCTGATTATTGATGACCTGGGGCATGTTCTGCATAACGGCTTGCGCAGCATGGTTGAAGGCGGTAGCATATACCTTGTTCAGTACCTTGTTGAACGCCTTCGGGTCTGTAATAGCCGCTTCGTACTCCTCCTCAGAGACGAACGGCAGTTCCTGATAGGCAACAGCCTGTTGCTGTACAGGCTGTTCCTGCGGAGGCTGTTGCTGTTGCCTATCGCGCAGGGCAGCAATGTCTGCTTCCAGGGCTGCGATCCGTGCATCACGGGGGTCAGGAGTGGGCTGCTCGACCTGCGGCTCAGCGGGTACTTCCGGAGCTTCCGGCTCGGCAGAAGGCTCAGCAGCCCGTACTTCTTCCTCTATCTCTTCGGCATATGACGTGCCAAGAATATCGTTGAACGCCTCTATGAAGGTCGGCCCTACTGCTGTGGTCTGTTCTGTTTGCTCTGGCTGTACTGGCTGTACTGGATCAGGCATTGTTATTCTCCTTAGCTCTCTGTATTTGTTCAGCTCGTATGAGATGGGGCATAGCGAGTATTTGCTTCGCTGCCCTAATTTCTGCTTGTAGCGCAAGGAATTGTGCCTGCTCACCTGCGACATCCATTTCGTCGTAGCCATTCTGGATGTATAACTGTATCTGTGTTTCTATGTCCTTCCAGGCAGTGCTCTCCAGAAGGATGTCCATGTCGCCCGGACTGCTATGGAAGAGGTTCTCGGAGAAGTACTGCCGAATATCGCGAGTACGGCCGTCGGCATGTAACTTGCTAATATAGTCATTAGGCACTAGCGTACTCCTGTAGGGGCACAATATTCCCCGCCTGTTGTTGCTGCTCGACCTGCTGCATGGGCATTTGCATGGGGTTTATTCCTGCGGTGTTCCGCACAAAGTCGAAGACATTCTTCGCTCCTGCGAGTTTGGCACTATATGTGAAGAGCTTGAAGATGTCCATTTGCTGTCGGAGCTCAGGGTCCTGCATTGCTACCTGGAGGAGACCATTCCAGAATTGCGGGTCTACACTATTTGGGAGGCTACCTGAGGAAGCTTGTACGTCGTAAGAGATGTCGAGGTCTAATGGACTTACGGGCAGGAATTGCCCTCCTCCAGCTAGCATTTGTAGGTCCATACTGTGACGGCCTGCTATCTTAACATAGGTCTCTTGGGACATGTACTGTTGCGTTTGTGCTGCGAGCATATATGCGAGGTCGCTCATGGTCATGATGCCCACGAGGATAGTGCTCTTTTCTATCCTGGTGAGAGCGCCCATCTGGGCATTTCTGCTATGCGTAGCGGAGATCCGCTCACTGCTATTCTGCAGAATGCCTTGCATGCTATTTGATGCCCCTGAGACCCTCTGAATCTGCTCTTCAAGGAAGTTGCTATCCGTGATGTGGGACTGTGTCACGTCAGACACAGGGAACTGCATGATGGCATCCTTAACGCCACGCCCCCACACAGGAGGCCTTGTGCGGATAAGCTTTCCAGGCTCAGGATTCTCCATGTCATTAGGGTTGATCCACATAGGATCATATACAAACATGTCATTGAGGGCCTTCCTGACATTTGCTATCCTTGTACTGTATAGCCAGTCCATGGTATGCTGCATGGGATAGATGATCTCAAGGCGGCTCTGTGGCGTGGCGCTATACCCGTCTGTGTCAGGAGCACACACCACCACAGGGAACATATTATGCTCGAGTTCGAGGGGCTGTGCCTGCAGAATTACACTATCGGATGCTATTGTGAAGACCCACTTTTCTGGATATTTGTAGGAGCCAAGTTCCCACTCGTTGGGGATCAGGTCAACAAAGAGGGTGATCTTGTCTATTGTGTTAGTGATACCACGAATGCCTTCGGTGGATATTCCTTCCTTCTCATTCCTAGCGTCTTCTTCTGTGAATAGGATACTGCGGCCATCGCCTATATGCTCCAGGTAACGCGCGTTAAAGATCGCGCCTTCACTCAGCAATTCGTCGGTAAGGATACTATATCGATTACTTCTATCTACCCAGCCAAAGAACTCTCCGTCCTGTAGACGATGTATAGGAACATTGGGATCGGGGAGGGACATATATGGGTCTATGTTCTGCAGATCATTTCCTTCACATAGGATAGATGGGCGCGCTTCTGGCTGGCCACTATCTATCATTGTGTTCTCTACTTGGAGGGTAAAGGGGTCTATTGTCGGAAGGCGTTTCTTTCCGCCCTTGCGAAGGCCAGTCTTCTGTGCCCAAAGAGGTGTGGCGAGGCCGAAGCCATATGTGTAGGCGTCTGCCCACTGTGTATGCAAGGCAAGACCATGCTTGAACTTTCGCGCCTGCTGGTCTACTACATGCTCGAGGAGCATCGCCCCCACGACATCTTCCGGACCAACAGGCTCATATCGATATATAGGATGTTCTAGAAACGCTGCGACCATGTATGTGAGAAGAGTCTCACGCACGGCATAGGACACAGGGACAACGATGCTGAGGGGGCGCCTCGCGTCTGTGTTCTTTAGGTTCTGCTCTGCATCGCTCAGGGGAACATACGCGGTGAGAGTGCGATCTAACTTATTCCAGCTCTCAAAGCGTTGACTGATAACATTCCTACTAGCAATTGCCATCTCCATGAGGCGCTGTAGCAGCTTATCATGAGACTCACTACCGGGCTTCAGCTTCAGGTTGCCGGGATAGGAATATTTATAGTCAATATCACGTATATCTCGGAGGTTCCGCCGAGTACGTGCAACTTCATCTGTGACAAGGATAGGCATTCTTTCTCTCCAGTTTTGTTCAGAATCTGAACAACACTATGCAATTCTCCAGCTTCTCTTTTTCTCCTGCAAGAAACCCTCACTCTGTCTCTTCAGTTGCTCGAACTCTACCAGTTCCCGCTTGTCGCATAGCATTGTGGGAGACCAAAAATATTTCTTCAGTTCTTCCATGACAGGCAGGACATGGGCAGTAGCGTCTATTGTGTCCCAATACCTACTGCGGGGAAATGATAGGAGGGCCATTTCCAGCCCGGCACATGCTTGCTTATTATGCCAAATAAGGCCCTGCCGATATGGTGTTATGAGAGCAGCTGCTCGCACTTCCTTCTTATCACGGGGCTTTATTTCGATGATATTGTAGAACTTCCCTGCCTCAGCGATCTTGTTCTGTAGGGGCCACATGATATACTCATTGAGGCCCGTTACTTCTATGCCGAACGTACTGGCCTGAAGGCGCTCGGCCATTGCGATTCCACTATCTAGGTACTCAGCAGGTGTCATTCGCCCAGCGACAATGTCACGAATATATATCGCCTGCGTTCGCATGTTGATACTTGCGCCAACCCAGGCACTCTCACAGCTATGTACGGTGTGGGTCTTAGCAGGGTCGCCAAGGATAACAGTGAGAATGTCGAGATCAGCGAACTTGGTTGTCTCTGTGTCATAGTATTTGAAGTAGGTCTTCTTGAATTTGCTATCAGTGGCGCTTATCGGCATGTTGCGATATTCACGAGCGAAGACATCCTGCTCGCCTGCGCTCGCATAAGTATCGTAAAGGGCGCGTACTTGCATATCTGTGAAGACTTCGGGCCAGTTACTATGAAACAGATCGTCACATATTTCTAAGCGAACACTTTCCCAGCTAGAGTCTTCCAGCAGATTAGCGAGGAGACTATCCTCATGTAGGAGGGTCCCTATCACCACGATCTTGTGGTTAGTTGCATATGGGTCGATGCTATTGCAGACAGCCCCAAGGAACCATTGCTTTAATTTGCGGCGTTGCTCCTCTTGCATGACATTTTCATCGTTCTCAACGTCGTCAAGGATAATGAGGTCAGGCCGCTGTGCCTTCCTTCTACGGCCACGAATCTTCTGGCCAGAGCCGCGAGGAAGGACAGTAACGCCATTCGATAGGCGCCAGTGATTCTTGGCCCAAACTGCGGACTTCATTTCAGGCCAGACATCCGTAATCTTATCACATTCGAGAATCATATCCTTTACGTTCTCAGTGTGTTCGACTGCGGTCTCCTCACTGGCACCTATCGGGACTATGTATCGGAACTCCTCGAAGAGGGCACACTTTATCGTATAGGCAGCTGCTATGCTTGATTTGCCGTAGCCTCGAGGAGCGGCGATTACTACTCTCTTCTTGGTAGGGTCGTCGAGAAGGGAGAATATATGGCGATGCTGCGCGGAGAAGGGTCTAGGGAAGTATTCCTTATAGAATACTTTACAGAACATCTCTGTGCTAGCACAGCACTCTACCAAAGTATTGCGAAGGTTAAGGTCCATATTAGGGGAGTCTATATACCAGAGTCTTCAAGGTAGATACGCTTGTGAGGAAGACCACCTTACCTGTGCTGTCTGCCCAGCCTTTTGTGTCCGGGAAGTAGAATGCCGCAAACTCAGTATCGCCTACAGAATAGTCTGTTATTTCCTCATTGCGAAAGCGTGTGTCATTGTTGCTGAAGATTGTAACAGTAGCAGCGCCGCCCGAAGCATTGTAGAACATCAGCAGATAGCGTTGTGGACTACTGCTGAAGTAGTTCCCATTTGTGGCATCCGTTGCGCTGAAGGCAATGTCCAGGTCGTTCGCGTCGTCCTGGCTATCTGTTAGCGTGGGGCCTATCGGTAGCACGGGCGTAATCGCCACAGGATTACTTGGCAGCGCTGGCACTATTCTGCTCCTTCTTGGTGTCTATGAAGGACTGCCCTGTTATGTATGCAGCAGCGACACCCGCGATAGCCAGGATATCGTTCTCACTGAGGTCCAGGCCGATCTTCTTGTTTAGCGCTATTGTTATGATGCTGACGATAGCCGTGATGAGTTTCTTTGAAAGTACCATGTCCATGTCTTTATACCTCTCTGCTATTATATGTATACTGGCACGTTATGTCAAGTAGGGAAGTGGACATCCCTCTCTCAGCGCTGCGGATCGGCAGGAGCGTTCAGTTTCTGAACACCACTACCCATTATGAGAGTACTTATTCATTTTGCTTCCAGCCCCTTGATGCGTAGTTCATGGTCGGGAACCTTGCTCTTCTCCAGCACGGATACTCGCGCCTCTAGGTCCTTCAGTTCCGCGATGGCTTCAAAGAACATCAGCGAGAACTTAACTGAAGTTCCATCCTGGTATTCCGGCGGCAAATCTTCCATTACCACGCCAAATTCCTGGGGCTTATTAATGTGATGCTGGTACCACTTGGCATGGTCACGTTCGAGTTGCGCTCGGGCGTCCAGTTTGATTTCGCTGGTCGTGACCTGGATTTCTCCATTGATTTCCTCCGCGACATAGACCGTCTCGGTGACATCTGGTACCTGTTCCGTTGCGGAGAATATATATTTGCTCTCCACGGGCTCCGGCCAATCGTTGCGGGTATAGCGTTGCAGTTTCACACTGCGGATGCGACTGGCTCGATCTGTAAGTTGCGGAGTGGCCTCCTCCACGATAAAAGATTTTCCGTTGCCGGCGTACTTACTGGAATTGATGTTGTAGAAGTCACCACCATACCCACCAGTACCGGCCTTGCCCTTGATTAGGTACGTGGTCGTTGTGGCGGCAGGAATCTCTCCACCAAGCCACAGTTGCCCGCTTTGGCTTACGTAAATGGGCACTGTCCCGCCGCGAGCAAAAATCCTGTCAGTCGCAATCTCGTTGAACTGATTGCTTTGTTTCATGGCTTCATGCAGGGCTTCGAGAAGGGACACCTGATTCCGTTCCAATAACACATAATCAGTGGTAGTGTCCACTCCGATTATTAATCCGCCCGGAGCCTCCGCGGTCGCGCTGCGCGGAATCCCGTAGGCCGCCACTGCGGTAATATCGGATGCGGAGAGCACGTTGTTAACATTCCACACCCGCAGCACTCCGGCATCGGGGTTGTATTGGAGAAGGCCCGCTGTGTTGGTGCCGATTAATAGATCGTTGTCGCCAGTCAAGGCGATGGAGTTGACTTGGGAATCTGTACCCTGCGCTAATGTTTGCAGGGTGTGCGCATTGGATAGGCCGTTGGGTGCGGTGTGATTATTCAGAGCCGCCAAGCCCTGTTCGTACACATATTTGATTTGAGAGGCGGTGAGGGCTTCGGCTGTGATGGTGAGTTGGTCCATCTTGCCATTGGAGAAAAATCTAGACGACGCCCCCTTATCCGACCCAATTGCTAGGTGGGTGGAAAGATTTTCCATCGCCGTGTAAGACCCGGAATTATAATCAGTATTGTCCGATTCTATTCCATTCACATAGAGGTCTATCCCCGAACTGGCAGAGGTTCCACGGTACACGGCACATACATGGTACCATTGTCCAGCAGATATAGTTCCATCGGATAGTCGGCCAATCCGAGTATTGGCTGATTCATCGTACAGGATAACATACAGATCTCCGGAAGAAACAAAGAAATCGTACTCGCGCAACTCTGAGCCTGTTGTAGCGTCATATTTGCTGACAATAGGCGCATAAGTAACGGAATCTAAATAAATCCATGCGCTAACAGAGAATGCACTGTCCGTCGAACCATCTCCAAAGGAATAATCGTTCTTGTCATAACTCCACAAATAATCGTCGGTGCCGTCGAAATCAATCGCCGTATTGGTCTCTCCCGCCGCGTAGGCCATGCCGGTACCGTTGGCATTGCTGGCCGTAAATGTCGCGGCTTTCACGCTGCGGTCACTAATCACCGTACCGCTGACGATGCCGATTAATCCCGCCGTGGTGTCCAGTGGGAGCGCAAGGCGAATGTCACCAATCATGGGGCCGGTGTTGTATGCGTTGGTGATGTATGTTCCTGCACCGTTGGTTTCGTCCGCTCGCTTGTTGTCAAGCGCAACCATTCCACTGGAATGTCCAAACAGAATCCGGCTGGATAGATTATTCAGGAAAGAACCGCTTTCCAACACATTCAGCGCGCCCGCAAAAGTCGGCACAGTAACCGCGCTCGGCCACAGGGCCGGAGTGGAAGATTCATCCCATACCTTATCCGGCGTCCCGTTGGCCTCATCGGCTGAATCGGTAGCGACGTTATACCAAGTCTCCACTTGCGCCTGAGTTTCGTTGCCCACGATTAAATAACCGTCCTGCGTGATATAGCATTGGTTGTAGTCGTCGTTAGTTACGTCGCTGTAATCGTAAACCGTCTGATTAGTCCAATTGATTACGCTCACCCCGCCATCGGTCGCGGCGGCGAAATAGAGTTTGTTATTGACGATTTGGGCATGAACATCGTTGACTACATTATTTACCAGCACTAGGTTTGTAGTTAACACAGAAAAGCCCATACCTGTAGAAGACAAGTTTCCGTTATACTTATAGACTTGTAGTGCTGTTATCAAGTAAGAAACATCATTAGTAAAATCCAGCACGAATACCCCATATCCACCTTGGGCACCAACACATAAAATACCATCTCTTGCAGAAAGGCACTTACTTGATACCGTAGAAGGGCCTATTAAATTTGATGTTGAGGGGAAGGTGCCACCCTCCGAATATGTCTTCCAAAGTGTGCCATCTGGCTTATAGATGCTCACCAAGGAGGCAGTTGCATAAATATAAGCCGGTACTGGGAACGGCCCGGATTCTGTATACCAGGAAGCATATTGATTGTGCGTCCACTCCCCACCGTCGGTATCGAGCCTTGGGTCATAGATAAATACATCATTTACCGATGCCGCGCTGATCGTGGTCTGCGTGGTGCCAGGGATGAGCGCATCGGCGGAGATGGTTGTTAGTCCCTCAACATCGAAATTCCCCAGGGAGCCTACATTTGTGCCATCGTCATAGAGGCTACTGGCGCTGAATGCGCTCGTGCCGTTCCCCTTGGGGATACGGTTCGCCGTGAGGGTTGTTAGCCCTGTGCCGCCATCCTCAACGTCCAGGGGAGAGACAGAGGTAATTTCAATACCGGCAACTTGCAGCTGCTTCAGTATCCAGAAATCCCCGTTGAAGAAGAACTTCGCCAAGTCGGTTCCGTCAGTCGCCTCGATTATCTTTCCTGCTGTGCCTATCCGCGTGGTGCTGTAGTCTTCGTTCTGCCCCTGCGCCCATACGGGGAACAGTAATACTAATAAGCATAAGTATCGTTGCATGGTGTGCTCCTAATATACGGCCGTAGCCGGAATATATCCTAGTTCACCAAAGAGAAGGCCCCATATGCCTATGCTCTTTGGTGTTGGTGTGTATGTTGGCGTTGCTGTTGGGGTGGCAGTGTATGTGGGCGTGGGAGTATCCTCCGGTGTGGGCGTTGGCGTTAGCGTGGGAAGGTCTGTAGGTGTCGGTGTTGGCGTATTTGTATGTGTAGCCGTCGGAGTTGCTGTATGTGTATTGGTAGGCGTATGTGTTGGTGTCCTTGTTGGTGTATACGTTGGAGTGTGCGTAGGCGTGTGTGTAGGAGTCTTGGTATGTGTTGGCGTTGGCGTATTCGTATGCGTATGCGTTACAGTCGGCGTATTTGTAGGCGTATGCGTGGCGGTATATGTATGTGTTGGCGTATGTGTGTACGTAGGCGTATTTGTCGGAGTATATGTTGGGGTATGCGTATATGTGTGCGTAGGCGTATATGTATGTGTCGGCGTACTTGTAGGCTCGGCAGGTTGCAGCGTCGGCGTGTGCGTCGGCGTATGGGTACGCGTAGCAGTTGGAGTATTCGTAGCCGTTGCTGTATACGTAGGTGTGTGGGTAAACGTATGCGTTGGCGTATTTGTCGGAGTATGTGTATGCGTATGCGTAAAGGTAGGAGTCATCGTGAAAGTGTGCGTAGGTGTACGTGTAGGAGTCGCCGTGCGGGTCGATGTGTTTGTAGGTGTAGGCGTCGCCGATGGACCAGGGGTAGGCGTTTGTGTCGGAGACGGCGTGCTTGTAGGGGTCGGTGTGTTCGTAGGCGTGTATGTATTCGTGAAAGTTGGTGTATGAGTATGCGTTGCCGTAGCCGTCGCTGTTGGCGTATTTGTTGGCGTGTATGTGGGGTATGCGATAGAGCGGAAGTTATAGACACTGTCACTTCTCCAGACGCTATTGTCTCCTTCTGCCTTTGCCCACAGCTTGAAACTTCTTCCTGGTGTTGGATAGGGAACTGCATTTCCTAAGGCACCTCCTGTACTGTTGTTTGTTATGAAGGATGGCTGTATGGGACTGCCTGGCATCTCGACCAGGGGAGAGGCGTCCGTATCCTGTGTATATATGTGCATGCTTGTCCAGCCTGTGAAGGATGGGAGCAAATCATAGCCGTAGCCATATGGGCTAAGGAGGGAGTCCTGTCGTATGTAGAAGCGCCAAGCATAGGGAACACCGGGGTTTAACTGTATGAAGGGCTGTGGGAGAGGCCAGTAAGTGGGCGTCGCCGTTGGAGTGTTGGTAGGCGTATGCGTGTTGGTAGCCGTTGGCGTGTTCGTAAAAGTGCTTGTCGGCAGTGGCGTGCGTGTTGGAGTCTTTGTGTAGGTTGCTGTGTTTGTATGAGTTGGCGTTATGGTAGGCGTCCTTGTTGGCGTTGGCGTCTTTGTATAGGTATGTGTGGGTGTATACGTACGGGTAGGAGTATGCGTATGTGTGTACGTAGGTGTATTTGTAGCAACTGGAACAGGCGTCGGTGTGACGCCAGTATCTATCTCCCCTGTGTCTATTGTTATAGAGGAGGTGCCATTCACCTTCCAGCGAATTTTAACAGGGTTATCGCCACCAGTATATTGCATGTCATCATAGCGGAGGACGAACGCGAGGCGTTTCTGTGTGTAACTATAGGCTCCTGTAGTATATGTCTCGGAGCAGGCAACGTCCCACTCTCCTATAGGATAGCCATATGTAGCGTTGAACTCTAGACTTATAGTAGTATTGACATTGCTAGGATATGCGCCATTGTCTACAAAGAGGTCTACCGAGACGCCTACACTATATGCATATCGCGGACCGCTAGGAGAACGCGTATCATCCCCTTGGATTGCATAAAACTGTGCGGAGGTCATAGTATAGGCTTCCGCATTACTTATCCATGCCCAGACATCCTTATCACCTACTGTGCCGTCTTCGTAGACGCGACCACCAAGCACAGTCAGGGGAGCTGTTAGCAAGTCCCGAAAGCTATTACTAGAATCAAAGCTGCCATCATATACGTCTGTATGCTTCTGTACTGTGCCATCAGCGCTACCTGCGGGCATAGCAAAGTCGTTATATAGACGCTCATTAAAGAGGTATACTGTCTGTGCATTCGCGCTTCCTGCCAGCACGCAGAGGAATAGGAGGATATATATCATGGCTCCCACCATTCTACATACTTTAGGTCCCCTTCATCCTCTATGGCGAACACATATTGTTTGCCCGGTACTATGCTAGAGGCCAGCAACTGCACACGCAGCTCACCGTTGTACAGGCCACCGAGGTAGGATACTGGGCCACCATTAGGCTTCCAGAAGACAAAGTCCCCCTCTTGTAAGCTGGCCTTGAGAGTAGCACTGTCTGCTGTTGTATTTGGAATGAAGCGTAGAACGCGAAGTTCTACCACACTGGCGTCTGTTATGCTTTCTCCTGCCGCTTGCATCTCTCCTTCGAGGGAGTCTCCCGCTACCGCGTAGTATCGTGGGTCAAGTGTGGGTGTTGTTACCGGCGTCGTGGTAGGCGTACTTGTCGGGGTGCTCGTAGGAGTGCTAGTAGGAGTTGCAGTATACGTTGGCGTGATCGTAGGTGTATGTATGCTGAGTTCTGGGCGGCCATTGCTACCCATTGTTTCAGAGAGGCCAAAGCCAGCATCGACGGTGTCTCCTTTATATTCATTGGCTACCATTATTATACGCTCATTGCCATGTACGCCAGACATGAGTTCTCTATTTGCGCCGTCTAGCCGAACATATGTATTGTCTGCCTCTGATAGGTTATAGGCGGCCCCTACCGCGTATGCGAGGATGAACTCGTCTGTCGTAGGAGTTATGTTAAAGGAGGCTACTATGCTAGACAGTGTAGGGTAGGAGATCGCCGCTTGGGTACGCCGACTGCCGGTACGGTACAGTCTGGCGATTGCCGGGAGTTCGGGGGCATTCGTAACACTGAAGGAGGTAGCAGCGCCATTGCCTAAAGACTGTGTTGCATAGGCTTTCTTTGTGTTAATGCGAACGGCGCCCGGCGGACTGCTAAAGGTCAGCAGTGTTGTGTTGGCGTCTATATATGTTTCGTCACTCTGTACTAGCCCCTTCTCACTGTCTGTCCTCTGTACCTGGCTGATAACATAGGAGTTCTGGCCGTGGGAAACTGTGTATGTTGTACTGCTTATTGTCGTCGAGACACTGTAGTCAACACTGAAGATGCGCGCTTCTAGATATGCAGCGGGCAACGCTTGAGAGACTATCACAGTAAGGCTATCGTCGTCCGGGAACTGGAAGCCTACGAATGCCTGTGTGCTAGTACTCTTCACAATAGCGTCTGCAATTATGGCAGCTCCTCGGTTGTGCTGCACTGTGAAGGTCTGGCCATGTGGATCGCCAATATCAACCTGTAGGCCATAGGGCGTAGGCGTATTTGTGTTGGTCGGCGTGGGCGTTGGAGTGCTGGTAGGAGGATCATACACAAGGTTGGCACTATTCGGACCATTAGGTGTAACATAGATAGGCGGAGTGGCTATTATATTTAGGGTAGGGAAGAGATTGCTGCCTACCGCGCCCGATATGCCACAGACAATGCGGATAACATTGCTTCCTAAGGCAGCGTCAGCATATGCAGTGCAGTAGTTGATATCCGCGTACGCTACGGATAGGGAGGTGCCGAATGTTGTCCCTACATTGTACATAGTTATGGAGGGATACTGTATGCCAAAGTTATGCTGGATATGGAAAGGCCCCGTTCCTGAGGCGTCATATATATAATAGCTGCCCGTTGCGAGCCCTGTGACGTCTACTATATAGGAGGCAGGCTCTGTACCAGGCAGAACATATACATTTCCGCTAGGACCTGCTACGACAGAGAAGGGGGTAGGCGTATTTATAGTAGGAACATATGTTGGAATGAGCCCTGTTACTGTGGCTATGAGGGCGGCCTGTGCTACGGGGGTGAGACTGTCTGCACTGTCCGCATAACGGGCACGCTCTACATAGAGGTTGTCTGTATATACATCTACTGCGTTGGGGCCTATATAGAAGGGGGCCTTGGCTGTCAGGGGCGCGACATTCAGTTGGTCGAATAGGTAGGAATGTAGAGTGCCTAACGCCATGCGGGAGACGCCATCGACATATAGGTATATTTGGTCCGAGTCGCCTCGGAAGACATCGCCTGTGCCTGTCTTTAGAATGACCTCGCCAACGCCTGTACCTAGGCGGTCCGCGACGAACTCGATATCCCTATTGGCATAGTATATGGGGAGTGTTATAGCGCCACTTGTTACGAACTGCCAGAAGTGATCTGCGTCGAGTACTAGGGGGTAGCCAGTACTCCCCATGTTTGTGAAGTCTGCACCCTGTGTACTCTGGTTTATTGTGCCGTCAGTGCGGAACGTGTCGTCGTCTGTGGCAAGGCCTGCCCACTTTACAAAGGGCTCCCAGACGTTGTCTATGTATATATAGGCATGCGTGGCGTCCTGCACCAGGCCAATGTCGCCCTCACGGAAGGTGTAGGTAACACCGTCAATAGTAGCGGTTGCTGCACTGGGGACAGCCGCGAACTCGTGGGACACAGATAGGATATTGGCCCGTGCCCTTCCTAGCAAGGCTGGTCCTGGCCATACTACCCTCTCCTCTGCGCTGTTTGTATATGCAGGAGGGACATAAGTGGGCGTTCTGGTGGGAGTAGGTGTACTTGTGTTAGCCGCGGTATATGTAGGGGTGGCAGTACGCGTAGGCGTACGAGTACGGGTAGGCGTCTTTGTAGGAGTGTTTGTCTGTGCAATAGAAAGGTTAGTCGTAAGAAGGAGAAACGCGATAGAATACAGCAAACTGCACAGTTTCATCGAATACTGTGCGGGGTATAAGGCCGGTGACGATGCCATCAGATATTTCCTCCTCATATTGCCAGAGGGTAGTCCCTTCGTTGTTTGCGGTCTTTCTGAGCCACTCTTTGGTGCCGGCAGAGAAGGGGTCAGCGTTGGCGAGAAGACGCATACTGCCTATCACGGCAGGCTTGTTTGCAGGAAGCGCCACGACTGCATTATTTCCGCTGCCTGTGAAATAGTAGTCGTATTCTGCTTCTCGGATGTATTCTTTGTCGTCTGTGCTCTGGTCAGTACTCGCACTGCGTAGTGTGCCGTTTAGGAGCGTGAGGTTTCCCTCGATCGCGACATCGCCCACATATATGATGTTAAGGTTGCGGCTCTCTGACATTGTACTTCTCCTTACTGAGAACGATAAAGAGCTCCACTATGAACAGCTTTACAAGGTGACCTACCGCGTCCTGGAGAGCCTTGCAGAGGATATACTGACCGTGTATTCCTGCGGCGACACCGTAATTGGCAAGTTGCGCAGAGATCTGGCGAAGGGCAGGCTTGGCGTCCTCTGCGGTGAGGATACCGGGAAGCCTGTGCGCAATGCGTGTTATTGCTTCGACTGCCTCAGGAGGGATAGTGTTATCGGCATGTACTGCCCGAAGGGCCTTATCCACGGCGTCTATCAGGATACTTTTATCACTCATGGATTTCTCCTAACTGGCTACCTTGTATGTCCTTCTGGGGCCAACGGCCATACTTGGCGCTTTCTACCCTTGTTTTCCAACTGATAAGGGTCTCAAGGGCGTTCTCTTTTGCCATGCTGCTCTCCGCAGATACAAAGATGCCATGCCGCGTATATGCCTCAAGAGCGTTGTAGGTGCGCATGTCTGCCTCTATATATGCGGCTCCTGGATGCAGTGTGCTGCAGCCTGTGGCGAATAGCAACAGGATATATAGCCCTAATAGGAGGAGCACATACGCCCCATTTGCCTGCGGCCAGGCGGCCCGCCTCTTCCAAACCTCATACATTTTTCTTCTCCTTTTCAGTGGTAGAAAGGCTAGCCTGTGCACTGTACGTCTCCACAGAAGGAGCCTCACAAGAAGGAGTCTCACTTGCGCAACTACGTTGCTGCGAACTAGTCTCAATTATCTCCGCCTCTTCGATAGGCTCCGCCAAAACGCGCTGTATCCTCTCCCGATATGCGCGAGCCTCTTGCACTATCTCCTTGCAGGTCTCCCCCTTCAGGGTGACTTCTCCCTCATGGACGACTGTGGCTGCACTCTTCTGCACCGCGCCATGTCCTGCCATCTCTAGCAGGTCCTTGGCGACCTTTGCCCGGAGGCGTATATCATTCACGGCCTCGTCACCGTCCACTATCTTCTGTAGGAGCCGTAGACTGCGCGGAGCGTACTCTTGTATGTCCCTAGCGATGTCAACAGTCTCCGCGTCACGCGCCATCTGGAGGGTAGCAATACGTTCTCGCACCAGAGGATTATCATATATTCTGTCTATATGTGCGATAGTATATCCGGTAATGCCTGCGATCTCGGTCTTCGTGTATCCTAGCACAAAGAGCCGAATTATCTCCAGGTGGCTTTCGTAGAGCTCCTTGACCGAGCGCTCCTTAGCCTTCTCGCTACACTGCTGCACAATGGTCTGCATGTTCTTATTCCTCTTTCTTGGAGATTGTCATTCCCACAGGATAACATTATACGCCAGTTATGAATTTGTACAGGGTGAAGACAACGCCCGCACAAGCAGAGAATGCTCCGATACTCATGAGCATGACCTTTATGCCTTCTAGGATGCTACTTCTCGCACTGGCAGATATTGCACTCTCTGTCTCTAGGTCTCCTACGCGCTCTTCCACACGGCCTTGCGCCTGTGTAAGGGTGTCTAACTTTGTCTGTATGATACCGACAAGAACAGAGGTCTCACTCTGCTTCTGTAACAACTGCTTGATGTCTTCTTGTATACTGCTTATAAGGTCATAGAGCATATCGGGTGTTACCGTTCGCGCTATGGCGGCAGAGGTATAGTCTGACATGGGAAAAGGCTCCGAGCAAAGCGGACATCGTGTGGGCAGCAGGGCATATCGCGCCCATCTGTCTTCCATTATACATGCTCCCAGACATGTGTCAAGAAGGGAAATGGCCATCCATGCATGGGCCTCCTCACGCCCTGTGCGCGCACTGTATAGGCTGGGGCAAGCGCGGACGCCCTTTGTGCCCAGCAGCGTTCAGATTCTGAACAAACCTACCCACAAGGGCAGGGGCGCAGCCCCATGCTGAGGGAAGACAAGTTTTGGCTATCCATTAATAGTCTGCGCATACTGAAAACCTGGTACCGAGCGCAGCAAGCGCTCGCCTACCCCCCAGGCCGCCCCTCTTTGTGGTCAGGGCGCCCGCGCCGCCTCCTGTGTGCGGGCAAGTGGCCTGGCGGAGCGCCCATGCTCTTATGTTCTGCAGCATAGGGCGCTCGCCGCCGGGCGGGAAAACTGTCCAAAGGGGTTGACACGATTTGCGAAATGGTGTATAATATATCCGTTGGGTGAAGAAGATCAGCCCGGCACGGATTGCCCCCCGAGGGCAATGGATCTTTGACAACGGGCACAGACGGTCAATGTTCTTAATGGCATTCATGCCAAATTATCCTATCACAAAAGGGAGAAATATCATGAAGACATTCAGAACATTGACCGGCAGGAGGACGTATCGGACAGGCATCTCTGACAAACGTCGGGTTTCCCATTGTGAGGCGAGGCGCCTCGCATGCCTAATTGTAAGCCCCCCACCCCACCCCATTTTGACCACTTTCCCT